TGCGTCTGCCAGATCGTGTACGGGTTTGGAAGTCGACGGAGAGAACAGCGCGGGCCTAGAAGGCCCCGTAATGCCCCCTGAGAGCCCCGTAGACGGACGAACGGTGCGGATCGATAGACAGCACCGGAGACAAGCGAAGACGGCCGCAGAGCCGTCGTCGGCTGACGCCCGCGTAGGAAGATATTCGTGTGAAGTGCGTCACATTCTACGGGTGAAACGCAAAAGTGGAAGGTTCCTTACCTATGGAGGGGTAAGGGAGCGAGCTCCAGCGAGCGACCGCACCCCGACATAGGTTCTTGTCGGGGTAGTCGAACGGAGAGAGACTACCCCTTTTAGCGACCTCCGGTCGCCCAGGTAGGTACCGAACGATGAGTGAGGTACCAGACCGAGGGCGGCCCTTATGGGGGCCGCTCCGAGGTCAGTGGTTGGTTCGGGTAGGTAACCTTACGTAAGCATCACTCACCAACAGAACCAGTGGTTACGTAACCGGGTACGTTACGTACGACTAGATACGTAACAGAACCACTAAACCCGTGGCCGCCCGAAAGGCGGCCCGCAGCGGGTTACGTTTGTCAGGTATGTCACTAGGGAGGGCGATGGGCTGGGAGTCATCTGACCGTCGTGAGCGGCTGCCGGCCGACTGGCCTCGCATCCGCCGCGAGGTTCTGCGGGCGGCTGGTCACCGCTGCCAGATCCGCTACCCGGACATCTGCACAGGGATGGCTACCGAGGTCGACCACGTCCGCTACCGCGACGAGGAGTCACCTACCCGGGCGTCGTGCAAGCCGTGTCATGCGCGGAAGTCCGCGATGGAAGGTGTCGCTCAGCGCGCGAAGCTGCGCGCGATGAAGAAGCGGCCACCGCCCCGACACCCGGGGCGTAGAGGAGGGTAGATGGACTTCGAGTACGTGATCGAGGTGGACGGAGAGTACTTCGAGTCCCATGGGTGGGACGACACCGACTCGCCTTGGATCTTCGACACGCTAGAGGCGGCCGAGAGAGTCGTATCGGCCAGGTCTGATCTTCGACACACCTACCGGATTTTGGTCCGCGAGGTCTCTCCTTGGAGACCTGTCGATAACACATAAGGGAGGGCCAGGCGTCCTCGTAGCCCAGGAGGCGTCATGGGAACCCGAGGCCCGATCCCGAACCGCTCAGACGAGCGGGTTCGACGTAACAAAGAAGAGTACGGAGAGGTTACCACTCTCCCCGTCTCCGGACCCGTGAAGTCCCCTCCGCTCGGTCTCACCGATCCTCACCCGATCGTCCGAGACCTCTACAACTCTCTAGCCGAGTCGGCACAAGCCGCGCTTTATCAGCCAAGTGACTGGTCCTATGCGAAGTTCACCCTCCACTTCGCCGACCAGCTCCTCAAGAAATCAGATCCCTCGGCAATGATGCTGGCCACTGTGAACCAGATGCTGTCGTCGCTCCTCGTATCTGAGGGCGACCGGCGCCGAGTCCGGATCGAGGTGGAGCGGACGAAGTCAGACGGCCCGGATGCGTCGGTGACGACGATGGGCGAGCTGTTCGAGCGCGCTCTCCGTAAGCCGAAGTCGAGCTAGAGCCGGCACCCCCGGCGGGGTTGAGCGCTCCCCTTCCGGTGCTCCCCCGCTGGGGCTGCCACCAAGACCTGGGCGCACGCCCCAACCGGAACAGGCCCCCGCGACGGCGGTGGTCACCTGGGACCGGGAACCGTGCGGTGCGGGTCTACCCCGTGCCTGCCCCACCTAAGCGTGAGTCCATGAGGCTCGCTGCGCAGCGCCTATGGGTGGGGCTCCGACTTGCCAGGCAGGCGAGACCAGCCAGTAACCAAGAGCGGTCGCCCCTGGCCGGTATGAGCTCCACCGGTAAACGGGCTCCTTAACTTGACACGTAACGTCCTGGAGGCGTTCGCACCACACGCCCAGGAGGCGAGCCTTGACCGTCACGATCACCGCCGACGTCCGCGACGTCACCGGTCAGCCCGACAATCAGCAGTGGGTGTTCTCGACCGTGCTCCGTCAGCAGGACGGCTCGATCCTCACCCAGAAGCAGGTCCGGGTAAACCCGGTGGACGGCGCGCTGAGCGTAGAGCTGGAACCCGGCTTCGCGATCGTCGTCTACGGCGAGTACCGCTGGTTCATCGAGGTGCCCGAGACCGACGCCGGTCTGTGGGGTCTGATCGCCACCTCGGTCGCGGTCCCTCCGGACACCTCCGCTGAACTGCTCGCTGACGCCGTCAACGGCTACCTCGACGCGAACCCGCCGTCAGCGGACTGGGACGCGTTGTCGAACGTCCCGTCCGAGTTCCCGCCGGAGGCGCACGACCACGTCGCCGCGGATGTCACCGACCTCGACTCGGCTATCGCCGCGTACCTGGTCTCGAACCCGCCCGAGGCAGGCTCGGTGTCCTGGGACGACATCGACGACAAGCCGTCGACGTTCACCCCGAGCTCGCACACCCACTCGATCGCTAACGTCACCGGTCTCCAGGACGCTCTCGACGAGAAGCTCGACGAGGACGCGGTGGACGCCCGGGTGTCTCTCGGCACCGCCGCGCTGGTCGACTCGGCACCGGCGACGCTGGACACGCTCAAAGAGCTGGCCGCAGCGCTGGGCGATGACCCGAACTTCGCTACCACGGTCGCCTCGCAGATCGGCGCGAAAGCCGACAAGACCACCACGATCACCGCGGGTACCGGCTTGACCGGCGGCGGGGATCTGTCCGCGAGCCGGACGCTGAACGTCTCGTTCGGGACGTCGTCTACGACCGCGTGCGTCGGTAACGACTCCAGGTTGTCGGACACCCGCACCCCGACCGACGGATCGGTGACCAACGCCAAAGTCGCTTCCGGCGCGGGTATCGCGCTGTCGAAGCTGGCTACCGGCTACGTCGCCGGCTCGGACAACTCCGGTGCCCGGACGCTGACGATCTGGGTCGGGACCGAGGCGCAGTACACCGCGATCGGCACAAAGGACTCGAACACTATCTATCTCAGGACTGCATAGGAGGTCGCCGTGGCAGGTATGTCACTTGCCACGACGGCTTTCGCGAAAGCCGCGATCGGCTCGACCGAGATCCAGAAGATCAGCATCGGGACCACCGAGATCTGGTCAGCCATCAATCCACAGTACGACGCCATCGGGTCCGGATCTTCGGCATTTGGGACGCCGTCCGCGTTTAACTTCACCGCGGCCGCCGGCGCGGACGTGTTCGTAGCCGTCGCCACCGACCGGACTGGGCCTTACACAGGCAGCGTCACCCTCGGCGGAACGGCGATGGGCCTGATCGCCTCCCGTGCCAACAACAACAACAACGGCAGCGGCGGTCTATCGGTGTACCGACTGGCTGGCGGAGGTACCGGCGCGGCGCAGTCCGTTGCGACCGGCGGCGGCAACGGGTGGACCATCTTCACCGCGATCTCCGCCACCGGCGTTGCCGCCTCGCTAACCCCGGTCGCCACGTCCGGATCGGGCACGACTCTGTCGCACGCGGTAACCCTGACCGGTCCGCTCGGGCTGAGCTTCTTCTCCGGCGGCAACGGTGGCGGCTCGACCACCCAGTTCGCCTCGTTCTCCGGGGTGACCAACCGCTACAACCTGAAGTCGACCGGTTCCCTTCTCGCCGTTAACACGGTCACCGCGTCCGGAACGCTTTCGGCGTCGACGAATAACCCCTGGGCAAGCATATTCATACCACTGTCCTGAGAGGCGCCCATGCCCACCATCACCGCCACCGTCAAGGACATCACCGGTCGCCCGGACGACTCGCACTGGACTTTCTCCAGCGACCTGCGCGAGCAGGACGGCGTGATCATCACGCCCCGAGTCGTGCGCGTGAAGCCGTTCAACGGAGAGCTCGCGCTGACTTTACCGCCCGGACCTGTCCGGGTGACGCACCACCAGGACCGCTGGTTGATCGACGTCCCAGAAGAGGACTCCGACCTGTGGGACCTGATCGAAGCCGCTACCGACTAAGGACTTCATGAACCGCCTTATCACCATGTTCGCCGCTGCTCTTGTGAAGGCGGTATTCGACTACCTGAGGGATCACCCCGAGTTCTTGAACCAGGTGATCGACCGGGCTACCGCGAAGATGCCCGACCTCGCTGACCTCGACGACAAGATCCTGGCGAAGATCCCGGATCTGTCCCGGCTGGACGACAAGATCATCGGGCTGTTCCCCGACTTGTCCCGGCTCCCCGAGCAGCTGATCAACGCCATCAACCCGTTCAAGCGCTGAGGCGGCCTCGTGAGCTTCCGGATCGTCAACGGGAACACCCACACCGAGAAGGGGTGGCGGTGCTGCAACAGGGACGAGTGCGACATCGTCCGAATCCCCGGCCTGTATCTAACCGACACAGCACCCATCCGTAAGGGAGCCCCGCTAACCATTCTCGGGGCGTGGCTGTACTGGTACGACCGCAACGTCGAGGAGATCGTCACCCCGATCTGGGGCTGGTCCCTTGATAACGACGTACTAGGGCAGCCGGGGAAGAACAACGGGTCTAACCACCTGTCCGGGGTAGCTGTGGACGTCAACGCGCCCAAGTACCCCTGGGGCACGTACCGGATGTCTGCGGACAAGATTGCCAAGGTCGAGGAAGGACTTCGGCTGTTCGAAGGGACAGTCTTCTGGGGACGGCGCTGGTCAAAGCCCGACGAGATGCACTACGACCTCTCGTACCCCGAAGGCGACCCTCGAAACGAAGCCTTCGCGAAGAAGCTCCTGGATGGGTACCTCGGGATTTACAAGCCCGCTACCCAGGTGTCCGCAGCCCCCATCCTGGCGGCGGCCACCGGCCTGAGCGAAGCTCGCGCGGCGGAGATCCTGCCCGCGGTTCGCTCGGGCCTCCGGGAATCCGAATGCACGAACGTCAACCGCATCGCGATGTGGCTGGCTCAGATCGGACACGAGTCCGGGTCGTTCCAGTACACCGAGGAGATCGCCAAGAACGGTCGGTACGCGCCGTACATCGGCCGGACGTGGATCCAGATCACCTGGGACTACAACTACCGGTCGTTCTCGCAGTGGGCGTACGCGTTCGGGATGGTTCCGACTCCGGACTACTTCGTCGTGAACTACCGAGAGCTCGCTGATCTGAAGTGGGCGGGCATCGGCCCTGCCTGGTACTGGACGGTCGCCCGCCCGGACATCAACGAGCTGTCCGATCGCCGCGACCTGAACACGGTCACCCGCCGGATCAACGGCGGCACCAACGGCCTCGCGGATCGACAAGCCCGCTACAACCGCGCGCTCGCCCAGGGCGATGCGCTGCTGCAACTACTTCACGAAGAGGACGACTTCTTGTCTGCTCTAACCGACGCTGAACAGCGTGAGTTGCTGGACCTGGCTCGCCAGCAAGCCAAGTACAAGCGCAAGTCCCGCTCGCCGCTCCACTGGCCCCACGAGGGCGAGGTCGACACGATCGCCGGCTTGTCCTGGTCGACGGACGCCAACGTCCACATCCAGCTGGTCGAGAAGCTCGCTGTGATCTACGGCGACCCGGTCTCGATCGCGCTGCTGTACGCGGTGTCGAACTCCGACGATCCGACGAACAACCCCGAGTTGGCGAAGCGCATCTTGAAGCGCGTCAAGCCCGAGGACATCACCGCTGCTCAGGTCCAGATCCAGAAGTGGCTGGCTGCCGAGCAGAAGTTCCATGCCGCTTAAGCTCGGCGACCGGAACCCTACGGTGCGCCGCTGGCGCGAGGTGATGGCGGCCCGGTTCTCCGGGTACGCGCGAGTCCACGGCCCGCTGCCCACGGATACCGACGAGTTCGGCCCGCGGGCTGAGGCGTGGCAGACCGAGTACGAGTCCCGGACGTTCCAGCCGCTCGACGGGATCGTCTCTGACGACGATCTGCGCGCGCTGGGGATTCCGGCTCCCGAGGACACCCGCCCGGTACTACTCACCGTCTCCGGGACGGGAGTCCCCTGGTGGATAGGCCCGGACGCTGACGTCGCGAGACGTCTCGGGGATGTGTACCTGTGGCGTCCGGTAGGCCCACCGTACACCGCGCAGGCGTTCCCGATGGGGCCGTCCGTGGCGAACGGGGTCACCGAGGCTACCCGCATCCTGGAGGAAGAGCGCCGGCGCATCGAGCGCTACGGGCTGTCGATGATCGGCTACTCGCAAGGCGCGATCGTCACCTCCGAGCTGTGGGAGTACCACATCAAGCCCGAGAACGGCCGACTGCACTGGGTCAAAGACCACGTGCGCGGGGCTGCGACGTTCGGTAACCCGATGCGCGAGACCGGCAAGGTGTGGCCCGACCCGGGCGGTCAGATGCCCTCGGCGAAGTCGCACGGTATCGCTGACCAACTGATGGTCGACACCCCGGACTGGTGGCGGAACTACGCCCACAAAGGCGACCTGTACACCGACTGCGAAGGCGACTCGGGCGAGATGAAGACCGCGATCTACAAGGTCGTGATGATGTCCCGGGTGTTCTCTGGTCCGGATTCGATCCTGCGCCAGCTCCTGGAGATCGGGGTTAACCCGACGTTCGAGCTGATCGCGCTGATCCGCGCGGTGCTGGACGCTGGTCTGTTCTTCATCCGCGGCACGACTCCGCACACGAACTACAACATCGACCCTGCCGCGGACTTTCTGCGCTCGGTGACTTGACACGTAACGAGAGGCCTGCCAATGCCGTTATTCCGCAAGAAGCCCGTCGTCATCGAGGCTATGCACCTGGAAGCGCCCGAGGCTCCTGATGTTTACTCGTGGATCGAGAACAACACCAACGGTTCGTTCGACCCGGAAGTGTTCCTTAACCCCGACCCTGATGGTTCTTACCCAGCGTCTGGGGTGTCAATCGACCCTCGTGATGGCCGACTGGTAATCGCCACTCTCGAAGGGCTTCATTGGGCGGACTTCGGCGACTGGATCATTCGGGGCGTTCAGGGCGAGTTCTACCCGTGCAAGCCGGACATCTTCCAAAGCACATACGAACCCGCTTGACATGTAACAGGAGGTGGAGTGGCGGTTCACTACCCGGAGTCGCTACTCCCCGCCCCGTCGCATATCCAGGGGCCGACCTGGCGGCAGTACGAAGACGGCTCATGGTTCCTGCCTGAGAAGACTCTCGGCTGGCAGATCATCAGCTGGCTGTTCGAGTACGTCAACTCCCCCGCTGGCGACGGCCCGTTCGTCCCGACGCTGGAGCAGGCGCGATTCATCGCCTGGTGGTACGCGGTCGACGACCAAGGGAAGTACGCCTACCGCGAGGGCACGCTCCGCCGGATGAAGGGCTGGGGAAAGGACCCGATGATCGGCGCGCTCTCGCTCGCCGAACTCTGCGGACCAGTCGCCTTCTCGCACTTCGACGACAACGGTAACCCGGTCGGCAAGACCCGGCACGCGGCGTGGATCACGATCGCCGCGGTCTCCCAGGACCAGACGAAGAACACGTTCTCGCTGTTCCCGATCATGGTCTCGAAGAAGCTGAAGACCGAGTACGGCTTGTCCGTCAACCGCTTCATCATCTATTCCGAGATCGGCGGCCGGCTAGAAGCCGCTACCGCGTCCCCCGCGTCGATGGAGGGTAACCGCCCGACGTTCGTCGTCCAGAACGAGACGCAGTGGTGGGGCGTAGGTCCCGGCGGCGAGGTCAACGACGGCCATCAGATGGCCGAGGTCATCGAAGGCAACATGACCAAGGTCGACGGTGCCCGTACGTTGTCGATCTGCAACGCTCACCGGCCCGGCGACGACACCGTCGCGGAGATGTCTTACCTGAACTGGCTGGACATCCTGGCAGGTGACGCTATCGACACCGGCGTCCTCTACGACGCCTTGGAGGCCCCGGCTGATACGCCGGTCTCCGAGATCCCGTTCCCGTCCGACGACCCCGAGGGGTACGAGGCCGGAGTCGCCCAGCTCATGAAGGGCTTGGAGATCGCCCGCGGCGACTCGATCTGGCTCCCGCTCGACGACATCCTGATGTCGGTCCTGACGGCGAAGAACGACGTCATCGAGTCCCGCCGAAAGTTCCTCAACCAGGTCAACGCCACCGAGGAATCGTGGATCGCACCGTCTGAGTGGGATCGCAACCACGACATCAACCTACCTCCGCTGAGGAAGGGCGAGCGGATCACGCTCGGGTTCGACGGCTCGCTGTCCAACGACCACACGGCGCTCACCGCGTGCCGGGTCGAGGACGGGGCGCTGTTCCTGGTGAAGGTCTGGGTGCCTGAGAAGTACGAGGGCCACAAGGTTCCGCGCCAGGACGTGGACGCGTACGTCCGGTCGATGTTCGAGAAGTACGACGTCGTCGGTATGCGAGCGGACGTCAAGGAGTTCGAGCAGTCGGTCGACGCCTGGGGTCAGGACTTCCGGCGAAAGCTGAAGATCAACGCCTCCCCCGGTAACCCGGTCGCCTTCGACATGCGCGGCCAGCAAAAGCGATTCGCGCTGGACTGCGAGCGGTTCCGCGACGCTGTTCTGGCGGGCGAGGTCAAACACGACAACAACCCGGTGCTCAAAGCGCACATCACCAACGCGCACCAGCACCCGACGATATACGACGCAATCAGCATCAGGAAACCTGGCAAAGAATCCAAGCGCAAGATCGACGCCGCAGTGACGGCCGTCCTGGCTTGGGGCTCGCGCCAAGACTTCCTGCTCAGCAAGAGCAACACAGGAAAGGGGGCGGGTCTGCTGCGATGACGACTTACCACGAGCACGTCGAGCGACTGCAAGGGCTCCTCGCACGGGACCTGCCGAACCTGCTGGAAGCCGAGGCCTACCGCAACGGGACGCGCCGGCTGAAGACGATCGGGATCGGCGCTCCTCCGGAGCTGGCTTACCTGGACGTCCAACCGGGCTGGGTCGCTACCTACCTCCGCACTCTGTCCGATCGCTTGGACATCGAGGGCTTCCGTATCTCGGAGGATTCCGAGGGGCTCGAAGAGCTCTGGAACTGGTGGCAGGCGAACGACCTGGACGAAGAGTCGGTCCTCGGACACGACGACTCGCTGACGTTCGGCCGCGCGTACATCACGGTCAGCCACCCGGATGTCGAGTCCGGAGACCCCGCAGGCATCCCGCTGATCCGGGTCGAGTCCCCGCTGTACATGTACGCCGAGCTGGACCCACGCAACACCCGCCGGGTCACCCGCGCTGTCCGTCTATACACGACGCGCGACGACGTCGCGGTCCCGGACCGCGCCACGCTGTACCTGCCTGACGAGACTGTCCCGCTTCGCCGCAACGGTGGGCTCAACGATCAGTGGGTCGTCGACGGGGACGTCATCAAGCACGGGCTCGGTGTGGTGCCGGTCGTACCGCTGACCAACGACCCGCGCCTCGGTAACCGCTACGGCCGCTCGGAGATCTCTCCGGAGCTGCGCAAGGTCACCGACGCCGCGTCTCGCACGCTGATGAACCTGCAGTCGGCGTCCCAGATCCTGGGCACCCCGCTCCGCGTCATCTCCGGTGTCACCACCGACGAGCTGACCAACGACGGCGAGAACACGACGCTCGACATCTACTACGGACGCATCCTGACGCTCGCTTCTGAGGCCGCCAAGATCTCCGAGTTCAAGGCTGCCGAGCTGCGGAACTTCGCCGAGGAGATGGAGGTCTTCCGCAAAGAGGCCGCGTCTATCACCGGCTTGCCGCCTCAGTACCTGTCGTCCTCGTCGGAGAACCCCGCCTCGGCTGAGGCCATCATCGCTACCGATTCCCGGATCGTGAAGATGGCCGAGCGTAAAGGCCGGATCTTCGGCGGTGCCTGGGAGCGTGCGATGCGGATCGCGATGCAGATCATGGGCCGCGAGGTCACCGAGGAGTACACCCGGCTGGAGACAGTCTGGCGCGATCCGTCGACCCCGACGGTCGCCGCTAAGGCTGACGCTGTGTCGAAGCTGTACGCCAACGGCCAGGGGCCGATCCCGAAGGAGCAGGCTCGCATCGACCTCGGCTACACCGCTACTCAGCGCGAGCAGATGCGCGACTGGGACAAGCAGGAGACCGAGGACATGATCGACACCTTGTACTCCACGACGAAAGCCCAGGCTGACGCCACGCCGAAGCCGGCGGTCACCGAGACCAAGACGGAGACGCAGACGTCGCCTTCCGGATTTAACCGGACCAAGACCCGGTGAACCCGGAGGAGTACGCCGCCGCGCAGCTCCTCATCTCCGCCGCAGTAGTCCGGCACGTCAGGAACGTGGCCGGGTTCTTCGCTCAGCCCGCGCTGACGATGTTCGACTGGCTGCGCTTGCTGGACCTGCTGTTCCCCGAGATCCAGCGCCGGCGCACCGAGGCATCGGTGCTCGCTCGCAGGTTCTACGACTCGCAGCGGGCGCAGCACCACCCGGATCTCCCTCGTAACGATCGGCCCCTGGAGGGCTCCACGTTCGAGGTCTTCGTCAAGAACATGGACCCGGCTCGTGAGCGGATGCAGCAGGCGGAGACCCGCGGAGACGCGCTGACTCACCTGACGCTCCGAGCGGTGCGCGAGGTGGAGAACGCAGGCCGTCAGCAGATCATCCACGCCGTCGAGAACGACCCGGAACCCCGCGTCTTGCGGGGCTGGGCTCGCGTCGCGACGGGCCGGGAGACCTGCGCCTGGTGCCTGATGCTGATCAGCCGCGGACCTACGTACGTCCGGGCCGAGACCGCTGGTCTCGACCTTGACACGGAACACGCTCTGGAGCTGTTCGAGAACAACGACCAGGAGACCTACTTCGCCGACATCGGCGGAGAGATCAAGGAGTGGCACACCGGATGTGACTGCAAGGTCATCCCGGTCTTCAAGAACGAGGACTGGTTCGGCAAAGAAGCTGCCGATCGCGCCCTCGACCTGTGGGGAGACGCCACCAAGGAAGCCATCGCTCTAGAGGACAAAGGCCTTGTCCACAAGAGCGGGAAAAACAAAGGCCAGCCCTTTACTCGTAACGAGCTGGCTATCAACGCCCTTCGCCGTCGCCTGGAGCGCGGCGAGATCTCAGCACAGCAGTACGCAGCACTCGCTGCTTAGCCCGCCAACCCGACCGACCTGCCAGGAGCAGGAGTCACCCACGCCCAGGAGGCACAGATGACCGAACACACCGACACCCCCTCGACGCCCGAACCCGTAGCTCCCGCTGCCCCGGCTCCGGCGGCCCCCGCTCCCAAGAGCGAGGACCTGCCCGACTGGGCTCGCGAGAAGCTCTCGAAGGCGAACACCGAGGCCGCGAACTACCGAGTTCAGCTCCGCACCGCGGAGACGCAACTGCAGGAGTACGCGGAGAAGCTCGCAGCTCTCGAAGCAGAGAAAGCCCAGGCGGCTACCTCAGCCCACGAGCGCCAGCACGACTTCGACCGTCTGGTGACCGCGGTCCAGGCTCTCACCCCCGATCCCACGCCGCTGTTCACGTTCGCGAGCACGCTGCAGGGCGATTCGGAGGAAGCGCTCAAGACGCACGCCGAGAGCCTCAAGACCCTGTTCGGCCTGAAGAACGGCCCCGTGGCCGCTGTCGACCGCTCGCAAGGCCTCGGCACAGAAGCCCCGAGCAACGACCCTGCGGTGGCCTTCACCGCGCTCATGCAAACCCAACTAGGCAAGTAAGGAGCCCCTGTGGCAACCATTAACGAGCTTGTCCCGAATACCGCGGGCAGCAACCACCAGGGCCGTCTGGCCCACGTCCCCTCCGACCTGCTCCCCAAAGAGATCGTCGGCCCCATCTTCGACAAGGCCCAGGAGAGCTCGCTCGTCCTGCGCATGGGTGAGCAGATTCCGATCTCGTACGGCGAGACGATCATCCCCACGACCGTAAAGCGCCCCGAGGTGGGTCAGGTCGGCGTCGGCACGTCGAACGAGCAGCGAGAAGGTGGCCTGAAGCCGCTGTCCGGTACCGCGTGGGACACCCGCTCGGTTTCGCCGATCAAGCTGGCGACCATCGTCACCGTGTCGGAAGAGTTCGCTCGCATGAACCCCTCCGGCCTGTACACCAAGCTGCAGGGCGACCTGGCTTACGCCATCGGCCGCGGTATCGACCTCGCTGTGTTCCACGGCAAGTCCCCGCTGACCGGCTCGGCGCTCCAGGGCATCGACACCGACAACGTGATCGCCAACACGACCAACGTTGACTACCTGCAGGAAACTGGCGACCCGCTGCTGGACCGCCTGCTCGATGGCTACGACCTGGTCTCGGCCAACACCGATGTGGAGTTCAACGGCTGGGCCGTCGACCCGCGCTTCCGCGCTCACCTGCTCCGCGCTCAGGCTTACCGCGACGCCAACGGCAACGTGGACCCGAGCCGCATCAACCTGGCCGCTCAGACCGGCGACGTCCTGGGCCTCCCGGCTCAGTTCGGCCGCGCTGTCGGCGGCGACCTGGGCGCTGCGACCGACACCAAGACCCGCATCGTGGGCGGCGACTTCTCGCAGCTGAAGTTCGGCTTCGCTGACGAGATCCGCATCAAGATGACGGACACCGCCACCCTGACCGACGGTTCCGCGACGGTGTCGATGTGGCAGACCAACCAGATCGCGATCCTGATCGAGGTCACCTTCGGCTGGCTGCTCGGTGACAAGCAGGCGTTCGTCAAGTTCGTCGACGACGTCGACCCCAACTGATTTTGTCCCGACCTTGATACGTAACGGCGGGGCTCTCCCCGGAGGGTCCCGCCGCCGTGTCGCTACCTGGAGGTTTTCATGACCCACCCCTACAACGGTGCGGTGGTCCGCGGATGGCTCGGCTCGCTCAGCGACTCCGAGATCGTGGCCAAGCTCACCGACCTGACCGGGTTCGCCCCGGCTGCTATGGACGAGGACTACGAGCCGGCTGCTGCTCCTGCTGCTGTCGCCGCTGACGACACCGTCCAAGAGGCTATCGCCAAGCTGGAGAAGCGCCTCGCTGATCTCGAGTCCACTGTCGAGGGCATGGCCTGATGGCATACGCCGAGCCCAGCGACGTGGTCGCGCGGCTCGGGCGGCCGCTGACCGATGACGAAGAGACCCAGGTCGAGACGTTCCTAGAGGACGCCGAGATCGAGATCCGTTCGCGTATCCCTGACCTGGACGACAAAGCCGAGGACGAGGACTACCTCAAGCGGGTTATCAAGGTCGAGGCCTCCGCGGTCACGCGCCTGATCCGCAACCCCGACGGCTACATCGGTGAGACCGACGGCAACTACTCGTACCAGCTCAACTGGCGGCTGAACACCGGGGCGATCGAGATCACCGACAAAGAGTGGGCTCAGCTCGGGCTCTCCAAGAACGTCGGCGTGCTCAACGTCCGTCCGAAGACTCCGCTGGAGCGCTCGGGTGAATACCCGGCGTTCGGCTCGGTCGAGTGGCAGGTGTTCCAGCAGAGCTCCCCGCTGTACTGGGGCTACTGATGAGCGGGCTCCTGGACGACGGGGCTAACTACGAGCCCGTAACGGTGTACCCCGAGGTGACTCGGAAGGACCGGCTGGGCAACACCCTGGTCGGCCCTTCTACCACCGGCGTCGAGACGGTCGCGCGATTCCAGGTCCAGAACCAGTCGGGCACCGCTTCCCGGCGGGCGGAGATGGACGACATCGGCGACATGACCGAGCAGGTCTACACGATGCGGTTTCCCAGGTCGTTCACGACCGAGTTGAAGTCCGGGTCCGAGGTTGTATGGCGCGGTGAGCGCTGGGGTGTGTACGGCGAGCCTCGCCGGTACAACGGCTCTCGCCGCACCGCCCGCCTCGAATACGTGGTTCGGAGGTTCTGATGCCTTTGTACTACGGGCGATCCGGTCTGAACAAAGTCGTGTCGCACCTGCCCGGTGTGGTCCACGAGATGCGCTCCGAAGCTGACGAGGTTGCTGACCGGGCGAAGGCCAACCTGGCTGCCGCTCGTGCGAGCACGCAGTGGGAGAAGATCCACGGCCCGGACCATCTGACGAAGATCACTCGGACCAACGGTTCGGTGGATGCCTACGTCAACATGGAGGCCCCTAGCCCCGAGTCGATCGAGTACGGGCACTACCCGTCCGGTGTCTTCGATCCGGAGAAGTACGGCCGCGTCACGAAGGCTCCGCAGGGGCTGTACATCCTCACCGGTGCCGCCGGGTTCGGCGGCCAGACCGCTATCTCTACCGGCGCTAAGCGCGGGAAGAGGGGGTAGCGCATGGCTGGCAAGCTTCCGATCGTCGGTGAGGTCGTGCTCCCGATTCTCCGCGGCCACGAGGACCTGTCCGAGCCGATCAGCACTGTCCCGTCTCTGGCGGGTGTGCATGTCGGGACGTGGGTCGAGGACATCGACTCCCGCACGTTCCCGCTGATCACCGTCCGTCGCGTAGGCGGTACCCGCAGCCCGGAGCATCCGACGCTGTTCACGCAGCCGGTGGTCGAGATGACCGCTTACTCAGCGGCTGACCTGCCCACTACCGAGCAGATGTACGAGGACGCCCTAGAGGTCTTGTACCGCGCTGCACGTCTTCAAACCAAAACGCCAGCCGGCTATCTGCATTCGCTGACCGAGACCTTGGGCGCGTCCCACGGCCCGTCACCGTTTGACCGCACCTGGCGCGTCTTCGGCCTGATCCGACTCGGCATCCGGCCCCCTAAGAACTAAGGAACCAAATGGCACTGAAAGATGATGCCGTCCTCATTGCCGCGCGGGGGTACGTGTACACCGCTGCGGTCGGCACGGCGGCACCTACCCCTTCTCAGCTCAAGCTGATCGACCTGGAGCACCCCGAGGCGTGGGACCGCACCGGCTGGGAGCTCGTCGGACACACCTCCGAGGATGATCTGCCCGAGTTCGGCTTCGACGGTGGCGACTCCGAGGTCCGCGGCTCGTGGCAGAAGAAGAAGCTGCGCGAGGTCGAGACCGAAGAGATCGCGGACTACGTGGTCATCAACCTGACCCAGTTCGACGAGTCGGCTCTGGAGCTGTACTTCGGGCCGAACCAGTCGGCTACCCCCGGCATCTTCGGCGTGAAGTCCGGCTCGGTCGTGAACGAGCGTGCGCTGCTGATCGTGATCGTCGACAACGACGTTCGCCTCGGCTTCCACGCCCGCAAGGCTTCGCTGAAGCGTGAGGACGCTATCTCGCTGGCGACCGACGAGTTCGGCGCTCTGCCCGTACGCGCGACCTTCCTCGATTACCAGTCGTACAACCTCTACGAGTGGATCGAAGAGGACTGGTTCAACGCCGTGGAGACCGCTCCGGTCTACACCGTTGATCTGGGCGGTGCTACCGGCGGCAGCTTCACGCTGAAGGTCGGCGACAAGACCACGGCCTCGATCGCGTACAACGCGAACGCTGCGGCGGTCAAGTCCGCTATCGGCGCTGTCGACGACGGCGTGCCCGAGTCCGCGTGGACCGTCACGGCGGGCGACGACTTCGACATCGAAGGTCCTCTGGCGATCTCGCTGGGCACCGACTCCACCACCGGTGGATCGGGCGTCGAGGTCACTTCGGCCTGATTCGAACTTGACACGTAACCCGTGTCAGACGGGGGAGCGGTATCTCTGGCGGGCCGCCGCTCCCCCAACCCCTAACTGCCCGCCGCCAATCGAAAGGCCTGCCACCTATGAGCAAGATTCTGACCCTCGACACCATCCGAGAAGAGGCCGACCGCGAGTACGGCGCGCCGGTTCAGGTGCAGATCTCCAAGGACACAACCGTGTCCCTCAAGAACGTGATGCGCCTCCGCAAAGACGCGCGCAAAGACATCCTTACGCAGCTCGAAGCCATCCGGACGATCAACGACAAAGCCGACGGCGACAAGACCGAGGCTGACGCCGAGAAGCTCGCTGACGCAGTCTTCAAGATCCTCGAACTGGCTGCGGGACGCGACTCCGAGACTCTGATGGACGCCGTCGACGAGGACGTCGCCCTCGCCACCAAGATCCTCAACTACTGGCTGGAGGAGACGCAAGCGGGGGAAGCCTCCAGCTCGGAGGACTGATCGACGACTACGGCGACGCCCTGTACGCGGACTTCCGGTCTGAGTACCAGATGAACCTCGCGGATCTGTTCGATCCCGCCTCCCGGCTCGGGCCTATCCAGGTCCTGGCGCTCATCAAAGAGCTGCCCCGGGAGGGCCGGTTCTGGTCGGAGAAGCAGGGCGGGCCTCAGTTCCGCGGTTGGACCGATCAGACGTACACCACCGCGGCGCTGGTCAACGAAATCCGAGCACTCAAGTTCATGTACCTGCTGGCGAACACGTCGAAGGACAAGCGCCGCAGGCTGACCCCGCCCGAACCGTTCCCGGTTCCGCAGGTCAAAGCCCACAAGGCGAAGAAGTACAAACCCGGCTCGTTCGGAGCCGTCGCGGCCATGCGTATGGCTGCTTCCCGCAATCGGAAGGCCCAGGCAACGGGCGGATAAAGGAGGTGATCTGTGCCAGGCAAAGAAGTGGGCATAATCTCTATCAAGGTCACCCCAAACCTCAAAGGGTTCTACCGCCAGCTCAAGGAGGCGGTTGAGGCCGCCGAGAAGATGAAGGTGAAGATCCCGGTCGAGCCGGACATGGGCAACTTCCGGCAGGAGGTGGCCGCCAGCACCGCCGGTATGACCGCCAGGGTCAAGGTCCGTGCCGACGTGGACAGAGGCCTGCTGGACAGCGTGGCGAACTCTCTGGGCAATCTGAAAGCTCCGTCGTTCGGATCAGGAATCAACCCCACGGGGTACATGCTGATCCTCGGGGCAGCGGCGGCGCTTACTCCGCTGATCGCCGGGTCGCTGGGCGCTATCTCAGCCGCCCTTCTCACACTGCCCGGGCTGATCGCCGCAGTAGCCGTTCCTATCGGCGCACTCGCACTAGGCATCGACGGGTTCAAGCGCGCTGCCGAGAGGCTCAAGCCCGCGTTCGACGGGCTCAAAGAGTCGATGTCTGCCGCGGTCGAGAATCAGTTCGGCCCGGTGTTCGACCAGCTCGGTAAGGCTATCCCGACCCTGGCCGCGAACCTGCCCAAGGTCACTCAGGGCATGGCGGATGTTGCGAAGTCGATCGTCGACTCGGTCACTTCCGGCGAGGGCCTAGGACGTATCGAGTCTCTAATCTCGAACATCGGCGCGGCTATCTCCCGATCCGCTCCCGGCCTCACATCGTTCGTCGACGGACTGCTGAACCTCGCTGAGAAGTTCAGCGGCAAGCTCCCTGCTATAGCCGACTGGATCAACCGCACAGGCGAGTCCTTCTCGAAGTGGGTCACGGACTTCACGACAGCGGGGCCGGACGGCGTGTCGAAGTTCGACAACGCTATGTCGGGTCTGGGTGACACGCTGCAGATGCTTGGCGGCGGACTGGTCGACATCCTAAACAAGTCCCTGGAGTTCTTCTCCGACCCACAGAAGATCCAGTCCTTCAAAGCGGAGCTCGATGGTCTGATCGCGTCGATCTCGACGCTGGTCGACCTGATCAACAGTCTGGCTGCCGCGTTCTCGAAGGTGCCGGGGCTGTCGGACGGTGAGGCGAACTCCCCCCTCGACTTCGCGCCGATCCAGATTCAGGGCGCGATCGAGCTGATCAAGCAGATCCCGACCGCCTGGGAGGGCGTCAAGCTCAAGGCCGCCGAGGTGTGGAACTCGATTCCCTCGATGGCCGTCACCGCGGTGACCGGTATCCGCTCAGCGATGATGACGCTTCCGGGGCTGCTGTCTTCTCTCTGGAGCACGGTCACCGCGAACGCTACCTCAGCGTTCTCTATGGTCGGCGCTGCCGTATCGAACGGCGCTCGGAACGTGGTTAACGCCGCGGGCAACATCTTCCGCTCGATGGGCTCGGTCATCGCCAACGCCTTCTCGGCGGCGGTGTCTGCGGTACAAACCGCGTTCTCCCAGATGGTCTCCGCAGCCGCCTCTGGCGCGCAGCAGGTTGTGGCGGAGGTCCAAGCTCTCGGCGGGAAGATCGCCGCCGCTGCTGGTAACTTCGGCTCGATCCTGGTGGCCGCGGGTAAAGCCCTGATGGACGGCCTGCTGTCCGGTATCAAGGCGGGTCTCTCTGCGGTACTGGACTTCGCGTCCGGCATCGCCGCCAAGATTGCCGCGGTCAAGGGTCCGCTCCCGAAGGACCGTAAAGAGCTGATCCCCGCCGGCGAGGCGCTGATGGAAGGCCTCGGTACCGGTATCGAGAACGGCCTGGACCCGGTCCTGGATCGCGCCCGTGAGATCGCTAAGCAGATCTTCTCAGCGTTCAAAGAGACGTTCGGCACCGCTCCCGCGTCGCTGGCGTTCAACCTCGGCAGTATGCAAGGCGACCTCAGCGGGTTGCAGACATCGCTGGAATCGACCGCTACCGCCTCTAGGGATCTGACCTCGTCCCTGACAGCGCCTACCGCAGAGCTCGCCTCCGGATCATCGCTTCTGGGCGACGACGTCAAAGGCCAGCTCGACGAGCTCAAGATGGCATACGACCAGCTAGAGCTTCAGCGCAAGCAGCTAAAGGTAGACAAGAACGCCGCGGGCACCAAGGAAGAGAAGAAGGCGATCCAAGACCAGATCGATCAGATCCAGGCACAGAAGGATCAGATCGCGCTGGAGAAGGACAAGCTCAAGCTGCAGCAGCAGCAGACCGGGCAGATGGGTGAGCAGAAGACGCTGGCCCAGTTCCTCGGTGAGCAGATCGCTTCGACCTGGCAGCAGGGTACCGACGCTGTCGCCGGGTTCGCCCGCGCGAACCTCGACCAGGCGATGAGCGACCTCGGCATCGGCGGGGGCGCGATCACCAACGGTCTGAACGCTGGCCTCGACTGGGGAGTGCAGGCGCTTGGAAACGTCATGAACATCCAGGTCAACTCGGTTGACGACGCTATCGCGGTGAAGAACAACGAAGTCGCTAAACAGGCCCTGACCTACACGAGGAGATGACCTTGAAGACCTGCTCCACCTGTCGCGAGGAGAAACCCCTAGAAGAGTTCCATCGCTGCCGGAGCAGGGAAGACGGGCGACAGACCTCGTGCAAGCCCTGCAAGATCGCGTACGCGTCGAAGTGGAATTCCGATAACAAGGAGCGCCACCGATCAAACGTGCGTAGGCATCTGGCCGGTAAGCGCGTCAAGGACCCTCTGTTCCACCGGCTGAGCGTCATGCCTGCGCGAGCCAGGGGGTTCGGAGCGCCGGTAGAGAAGTTCGACTCGCTCGACCTGGAGCTCTACTGGCTCTGCAACGGAATCAGCACGACCCGATGCTACTACACCGGGGAGCCGCTAGGCCCCGACTTCCACCTTGACCATAAGACGCCGCTCTCCCGCGGCGGGGCGCACGCAGTGGACAACATTGTTCCCTGCACGCCTGCCGCAAACACAGCTAAGCGTGCAATGACCGAGGCCGAGTTCCGCTCGACGCTCACTTACACACGCCGCTAACTTGAAACGTAACGAGGAGTTACATGGCTTCCAGACTGCTGGACCCCGATACCCTCGTCGAACTCGAAGGTGTCAACGGTGAGTGGTTCGACCTCACCAACGGCACCGAGGGGATCTACCTCGCTACCGAGGTGACGGGTCTGCTCGACCCTCCGGTGAAGGCGACGTACGAGGAGCCGGGGAACTTCCCCGGCGCTCGGTACCTGAACCATCGCGTCCTGCGACGCGACCTGGTGTTCGGCGTCGAGATCCTCAACGACGAGAACGACGAGACCTGGCTGCGCCGGGATTCGGCGTGGCGCAAAGCGTGGTCGTTCAAGCGCGACGCGAAGCTCCACATCACCACCGGAGAGTCCGGGCACCGCTACCTGAAGGTTCGGCTGTTCGAGTCCCCGACGACTGACATGGTCACCGACCCGCGCGGTCGGGAGGTCAACATCACGAAGATGGTCGTCGTCGCGGGCGACCCGTTCTGGTACGAGGACGATGTCGTCTACCCGATCGAGGTCCAAGAGGACACGACGTTCGACCCGAACCCGTTGCCGTGGCCGTGGCCGCAGCCGGAGCTTCCGGTCGAGGACATCGAGATCACGGTCCCGAACGCGAACCCGACGGACAACATCATCTGGCCGAAGTGGACGCTGCCCGGGTCGTCGGAGAAGCCTGCCGAACCGTACATCCCGGGGCTGCCGTGGCTCGGTGCTCCGAAGTCCCCGGCCACGCTGTGGACGGTCCCGGATTACAAGCTCGATCTCGACGAGGACGAGGACCCGTCGCTCGGCACCCGGCGTATCCGGATGCCCGGGCAGATCGGTGGTCTGCGCGTCGAGGAAGTCCAGCAGATCTACATCGACGGCCGCCCGACCGGTGGCACGTTCAAGATCGGGTACGGCGATGAGTGGACCGAGCCGATCGCGTACAACGCGACCCCGAACGATGTCCGCGCCGCGCTGATCGCGCTGTCGGGTATCTCCGCCAACGACGTCGAGGTGTCTCTCGGCGGGGCGACGAACGAGGTCCAGACGGTTCGCCTCAAGGGCGGCGCTCTGGGCGGCACGTTCACGCTGTCGCTGGGCTCGGAGACCACGATCGGTATCCCGTTCAACGCCTCCGACGCCGACCTTCAGGACGCGTTGGTGGGGCTGGATTCGATCGGCTCCGCTGACGTCAGGGTGAAGTCGACGAAGATCAACGAGGTCCAGCTGGTCGAGCTGGTCGGGGAACCGACCTCGGGTTCGTTCACGCTGACGCTCGACGGGCAGACCACGGCTCCGATCGCGTACAACGCGACGCCGGCTACGGTGGCGGCCCGGATCGCGGACCTGCCGAACATCGACGGTAACTACGTCAAGGTCGAGGGTCTGAACGAGTGGTTCTACTCGCCGTACCGCATCACGTTCGGCGAAGCCCAGAGTCAGGGCGTCATCACCGACATCATCTCGGGGATCATCGATTTCATCGGCGGCTTGTTCGGCGGTAACGCCTCGGGCAAAGGCGTCGGCGGTATCGACATCGACGAGATGACCGGGGATGTCGGCACGCTCTCGGGGGGTGCTGGGCTCGATGTCCAGGTGACCACCGAGCAGGACGGCGACCGGCTGTACGTCGTGTCGTTCCAGCGTGCTGCTGGCGGTCTGAACCTGCCGCAGCTGGTGGGTGACGCCTCCGGTCTGGAAGGCGACGACCTCTCGATCGAGACCGCTACCAACGTCGACGGGGGCCGCCCGTACGTCGTCCGGTTCACCGACGACCTGCAGGGCGTGGACGTCCCGACCATGACGGTCGATACGGACGGTCTGACCGGCGGGTACGAGGTCGGCAGCCGCGTGGTGGTTCTCCGCGAGGGCTACACGTACCCGGCTGAGAACGTCGTCGTCGACTCCGACCCTCGCGAGGAGCAGGTGTCTTCGGAGTCTGGCTCCCCGATCTGGGAGCGGATGAACTCTGTCCGGTTCCTGCACTACATCCCGCCGTACACCGGCGAGGTCACGTTCAAGTTGTCCGTGTCCGGGGCTGTCCCCGGGCAGATTGCCACGCTGCGCCTTCCGCGCGCCTGGTCCCGTCCTTGGGGCCTAGAATAGTCTGAAAGGCCAGGTCAGATGGGTTTTACCCTCCGCCTGTTCGGCATCCCGGTCCTGAGCCTGGAGATCACCGGCGACGGCTCTGCCGAAGAGTACATCAGCCTCACGGGCGGCTCGTTCGAGCTGGCTCCCGAGGAGCCCGACTACGACGAAGAGTACTACGAGGAAGACCGTAGCGGGTTCGGCTTCGGGGTGAGCTGATGCCAGCTCCCGCCGCAGACATGACAACCCTGGCGGGTCACCAGCAGCTCTGGGACACCGTCATGAAGCGCCGCCAGAAGCGGGAAGACGAGCGGATCGCCCCGCCGTTGATCCGCCTCTGGGACGGCGACTACAAGCTCCGCGGCCAGCTCGTCGGGGAGCGTAGCCACAAGTTCGAGTTCATCGAGAACGAGACCGGCACCGCTTCGATCACGATCTCGCTGGACCACTACCTGGCGAAGTGGATCGCGTCCCACAAAGGCCGCGCTCGCCGCAACGTCCACGTCTCGTTCGACAAGCAGGGTGCCCGGTGGACGGGTCGCATGGACCACTACGACATCGTCCGGACCAAAGAGGGCGACGTCTACATGGAGGTCGTGTTCAAGCACGACTACGAAGAGCTCAAGCACATCTACGTGTGGGCGAACCCGTTCCTGCGGCCCGAGTTCCAGTTCCCGAAGCTGTGGGTGGTGTTCGGCCCCGCGAAGTGGGCGCTGCTGCTGACGCTGTTCGTCAACATCCTCCGCCTGGAGACCTCGCTGTGGACGCTGCCGGACAACCCTCTGGACATCTCCGAGTGGTTCCCGTTCTCGCTGAACCCCGGTAACTGGCGAAACATCGTCAAGCCGTTCCCGTTCCTCGCGGACAACTCTCCGCTGACGATCGTGTTCTCCCGGTTCAAGTCGTTCCACGACACCGCGAAGAACGTCCTGGCCGACTCGCAGCTCACTATCGTGTGCCGCCGGTACTTCCACGGCGAGGACCCGCACCCGTTCGCGGAGCTGTCCGGTGAGCTGGGCCTGCCGCTGATCGAGGGCATAGCCTCGCTGATCCCGCTGCGCCACGGCTGCCTGGTCTGGGACATCGTCGACAACTCCGGGTGGGGTTCGGAGACAGCGTTCGGTGGGTCGCTGCTGACCGGTCTGGTCCGCGCGGTGATGAACATCGCGTCGGACGGCATGACCGAGGGCATCGACATCTACACCGGTCTACCGACCTACCCGGGTGAGTACTACACCCCGGGGTTCCTCGGGACGTACCCGAAGGCTCCGCACGTGGTGTTCATGGAGTCCCCGTACACCGGCATCGAGTCCTCGAAGTTCACGTACACCGAGGCCACGGACACGTCGTTCGTGCTCGGAGGGCAGTCGATGCCCGGGGTGAACGAGATCATCTCAGCCGGCATCAACATGGGCGGCGACTTCCTGACGTCGCTGATCAACTCCCAGCTCGCCACGCTCGGCGCGTTCGGTGGCGCGATCGACCTCCCGCCGCTGGGCGGCATCATGGACGCGGTCGCCCGCCCGCTGTACGAGAACGTGATCCTCGCGTTCATGGAGATTCCCACGCTCCGCGCAGCAGGACTGAGCCTGCCGATCGCTGGCCTGGAGGACATCGTCACCGGCCTCGGGGATTTCCACTATAACGAGGGTTGGGTCGACGGCGCTGACAAAGCGTTCACGATCTCCGCGATCATGGCGGCCCGCGCTAAGCAGTGGGCTACCCGGGCGAAGCACTCGCACGAGATCCAGGTGTCCGACGCTGCCCCGTACATCATCGGTGAGCGGGGCCACGGGCATTTCTGGCTCGGTGACCGGGTCGGTACCACGGTCCTCGGCTACCCCGATCCGTACACGATTTTCGTGGAGCGGGTCACCAAGCTCACCTACGAGTGGACGTCCGACGGCCCGAAGGGCTGGACCATCACGATCGGTTACAAAGAGCCCGAGGACCCGATCCTCAAGGCGTTCGAACTGATCCAGTACATCAACTCCAACCTCGGACAGCTCGGCATTTTGTAGCAGCCGAGCTTGATACGTAACGAAGAGAGCCCGCCACATGCACAAACCTCTGACCCAAGAACACGCCGACCCGGACAAGCCGGAGGAAGCCCTCGCCTGGGCTTTCTGGGGACTCCCCCACCCGTCCGGAGGCCATTCGCTGTCTAACCCGGTGATGGCCAAGTATTGGTCGAAGCACTTCACGGAGCTCGGGATTGTGCATGTGGACTCTCTGCGCCGGCTCGCTGACGAGAACGGCAACATCCACGTCAGCAAGCTGCCTCAGCAGACCAAGAAGTTCCAGGCTCCCGCCCGCGGGCCTCGGAGCCACTACAACCCCGCTGCGCAGTGGGTTCCCTCGGATACCCCGGAGCCTCCGAAGTTCCGTGTCCAAGATCCTCGGACGCTGACCCAGCAAGAGCAGCAAGCCCAGCTCGACATCTACAAGCAAATGGGCCTGATTCCTACCGCACCCCTGCCGCAGCATCAGGCTGCGGTCGAATGAGAGGCCCGCTTATGCCAGACCTGGAAGACACCCAGCCGTTGCACGTGTCTGACCTGCCTACCGAAGAGATGGACCTCTCCGAGCTGGACACAGGCGGCTTCGAGATCCCGCACCTGGGCTGGGACTTGGACAAAGACGGTGACATCGAAGGTATCGAGGAGTACGTCCCCGAGCCTGCGGTGCTGCGCGGCGCTGTGGCCGCGGGCCTGGGCTTCGCCGGGTTCGTCCTCGGTAAGACGTTCGACGTCTCGTGGATCGACCAGGCGGTCGCTATCTACGCGGTGGCTGCACCGTTCGTCCTCGGATTCGTGATCCGCCGCCACGTCACCCCTACGAAACGGTGACCGCGGTCCTGGATTGGTTGGCGGTGGCTAGCGGTCCTGCGGGCATCGCGATCGGTATCTACGGCGAGAAGTGGCGCTCCCGGCGACGGGAGCCTGCCGAGATCGAGAAGACCGAGGCGGAGGCCTCGCAGATCTTCGTCGAGACCGCGGTGACTCTGATCGCCCCGCTCAAAGCGGAGATCGCGGACCTGACCGTGCGCGTCAACCAGCTCGAAGAAGAGAACTACACGACCAAGACCCGGCTGCAGCTGTCGATCGATTACATCCGCGTCCTGCAGACGTGGATCAGCAAGCACATCCCGGGACGGAAGCCTCCGGCTCCCCCGGCCGAACTGCTGCTCTGAACTTGATATGTAACGGAGGTCTTAGTGGCTGACGACCAGTGGGTACCTGACGTTCCAGACGGTGCGTTCGTCATCGGCGGCGGTGACTACCGCTACGGCCAGGACATGACCGAGGACATCGCCCGGTCGCTGTTCCAGGTCCCGGACTTCAACCCGGCCAACGCGCTGCTGGTGCTGCCGCAGCTGCTGCTGCGCCTGCCGCTGGAAGCGCTGCAGAAGTTCAAAGACTTCATCCCGAACGTGCTGGAAGGCGCGTTCAACACCGTAGCCGGCGCGGTCGACGCCATCATGGGCGCGATCCGCGAGACGCCGAGGGTGCTGGAGCAGATCCTCTCGTACCTGCCGCAAGAGCTGCGCGACGAACTAGAGCACGCCGCGGCCCGTATCGGCGCGGTGATCGACGCGATCGTCCAGGCGCTCACCGGCACCTTGAACATAGGCCACACGATCGAAGACCTGATCTTCTCGCTGACCAACATCCGCCCCGGCGCGGTCGGAGGTGTGCTCGGTGGCGGGTCGATCGAAGAGACCATCACGCGCATCGTCGATGCGATCGTCTCGGGCATCGTCGGGGTCACCGGCATCGGTGCGGGGATCTCGGATCTCCAGTCGCTGATCGAGCAGATCTCCTCGGCGGCTGCCCGCGGCGGGTTCGCCTGGGACATCCTCGGTATCCAGAACAACAAGAAGCCGAAGTCCGGGCTGTACAAGTCCGAGCGCGGCAACTTCGACCTGGACACCCTGAACTCCACGGTCTCGGTCGCCCCCGGGACCTCGATCATCGCGTTCGATGTCATCGAGCAGTCGATGCCTATCGGCCTGATCACCTGGATCGGCTGGGGTACCTCGGGCATCACCGAGTTCTACATCAACGTCTACCGCTGCGTCGACGACCGCTCCGATCCGGAGCTGGGCGAGCTGATCCACCAGTCCGAGAACATCGCGGGTCTGCTGGCGGGCTCCGCGTCCCCCGGCGCGAACATGGCTTACGAACTCACTACCCCGATCGCGGCTGTAGCCGGCGACCTGCTGGCGTACGAGTTCATCGCCGTCGGCGGCACGCACACGATGCGTGGCCGGGACTTCAACCTCCCGGACAACGACGGCGCTCCGATCGGCAACGTCGGGGCCACCCGCTCGCTGTCGACGCCTTCTCTTCCCCCGGCCACCCTGGACAAAGCCGACGTCGCCTGGACCGACAACGTCCCCCGCGTCGGTATCGCGGTGGACACAGGCACCGGCTCGGATCACCACGACCCGCAGGTCGAGTTCTTCGAGAAGCCTGTAGCTATCCCGGTCCCGGCGTGGTGCGACCGCATCGACGCGATCGTCACCGGTAAGGGTGGCGAGGGTGCCGACGGGTTCCTCGGGTTCTACGGCAACCCCGGTCAGCCCGGCGGCGTCAACACCGTGACCTGGACCCGTGGTGAGCACTTCTCCGGCACCACCACGATCTTGGAGTGGGATGGCGCTGAGCTGTCGATCCCTGGGTTCGAGGTGTCCGCTGCCAACGGCTCTAACGGCTCCGGTCAGCGCCCTGTGGCGCTCGGCAAGCCGGTCGGTAAGGGCATCGAGGAAGTCGAATACAACGGTCTGAAGCTGGCCGCTGGCGGCGATCAGCACGCGTACGGCGGCGCTGGTACCAAGCCTGGCGGCGGCGGCAACGGCGGTCACTGGCTAGGTATCTACACCCAAGGCGGCCCCGGTGGACCCGCGTGCGCGGCTGTCCAGTTCCGCAAGGGCGCTCTGCCCGGCGAGGTCGTGGGCGACGGCGAAGGCGACGTTACGCCTCCGAACACCTCCGCGCTGCACGTCGACGTGTCTGCGACGTCCACCTCGATCACTATCACACCCTCGGGAGCTGTCGACGATGCCTAGCGGACTTCGCGGTTACAACGTGTACCGCAACGGCGTTCGACAGAACACCTCCCCGGTTACGGAGCTCGGGTCGGTGACTATCACCGGCCTGTCTCCGGATACCGACTACTCCGATCAGATCACGATTACCGCTATCGACATGGCGGGTAACGAGTCGGAGCCCAAGACGCTGGCTGAGCTGGAGGCGGAAGCTGTCACCGACGCTTTGTCTCCGGCTGACCCGCTGGACCCGGTGGTCCGGGCGCAGATCGATGCGCTGGTAGCGGCGAAGATCAAACCGACGTCGGGCAAGGTAGCCGACGGCGCGATCATCGGGGTCGAGACCCCGACCGGGTCGTACTACAAAGCGTACGGCGGGGACCGCACCTCGAACACTCCGCTGACGCTGGAGAAGAACTTCCGGTACGGCTCGTGCTCGAAGATGTTCACTCACACCCTGATCCTCAAAGCGGTCGATGACGGGCTGCTGGACTGGGACGACACGATCAGCGAGTTCGTCACCGGCGTCCCGAACGGGGACCAGATCACGATCCGGCAGCTGCTGCTGTTCCAGGACGGGCTCAAAGACTGGATGACAGACCCCGCGGTCCAGCAGACGTACTTCCTCAGCCCGACCAACTCGTTCGACCCGCTGAACTACATCCGCAACTCGGTGGTGAACTTCGCGCCGGGTCAGGGCTCGTCGTACTCGAACGCAGCCTCGTGGCTGCTGGGCAAGGTCCTGGAGTCCGTCTACAACGACGGCCGGACGGTCGATCAGATCGTCGTGCAAGAGTGGCAGTCCGAGGTCGATATGCCGTCGCTGCACTGGCCGACGACGAACTACATGAACCCGCCGTATGTCCGGGGCTGGACCCCGAACCTGGCGCTGCCGCAGATCCAAGCGATCCTCGGGCCGTTCGCGTTCCTCGCGGCGTTCCTCGGCTACCCGACGTCCAAGGACCTGGAGTTCACCGCGGTCTCGACCTCGTGGTCGGGGGCTGCCGGTTCTCTCGCCGGGAACATAGAGGACTTCGTTCGGTTCGGTAAAGCGCTGTACGACGGGACGTTTTTGTCCGAGGAGATGCAGCAGCTCCGCAAAGAGATCTTCACGACGTACGTCGAGTACGAGCCTGCGGGACCTCATCAGGGTCCGGGCTGGATGGGGTTCGGTCTGAACTCGATCTGCTGGGGAGCGTGGCAGGGTTGGGTCGGCAACCTCGGCGGCTACATCGCGGTCATCTTCTACAACTCCGAAGACGGATCGGTCATCGCGGTGACTCTGAACAACTTCTCGGCCCACGCCGATGCGGTCGATCTGTTCTACCAGATCGCTTACCTGCTGAATCCCGAGTCCACCGGTCACCGGGACTGGATCTTCCGTCCTGATCCTGCTGAGGACGCGGACGAGGTCCGTGACCCGACGCTGTACCTGACGGTCGAGTCCACCGGTGACAACCAGATCCCGGCTGACGTGCCGTTCGAGATCTAAGGAGACAAGAGATTTCTGCTCGTTACAACAGCTGCCGTGCTGCGGCAGCCAGAGGCGATATCGACTGGCTGAACGACGACATCCGGGTGTTGATGATCGACGCTGACGACTACACCGTGAACCTGACGTCGCATACGACGCTGGCGAACATCCCGTCCGGGGCGATCATCGCTGTCTCGGAGAGCCTGACCGGTAAGTCGGTGACTTCCGCCGGCTGGGTGAAGGCTGACCCGACGGTGTTCCCCGAAGTTACGGGCGACACGGGTGAGGCGGTCATCGTCTACAAGCACACCGGTACCGCGTCTACGTCGACGCTGCTGTCGTATCACGACTCCCCTACTTACCAATTCGTCATCCCGAACGGGTCGGACATCCGTGTGATCTGGCCGACCGACGGGTTTATCCGCTTCTAAGGAGCACGCATGGCACTTCCCGAGAACTGGACAGACGGTGTCGGTCAGCAGGTTGACGCGGCGTTTCTGAACCAGTTGGGTTCGGAGCACAACGCGATGCAAGACGCGCTCGACGGTAAGTCGATCCTGGTGATCACCCAGGAGGACTACGACGAGCTGGGGTCTCCGGACCCTGACACGATCTACGTGGTCGTCGAGTGAGTCTGAAGGTCGGTGGCCTCGACGTTGTCGGTGTGTTCGTCGGGGATGCTGCGGCGACGATCTACGTCGGCGCGATGAGGATCTGGCCTCCGGTTCCGGACTTCACCCCGTTCAGCATTTCCAGCGAAGACCCTGGCTACGAGGATCTGATCGACGAGCAGGTGCCCGAGGGCGCATCCGGTTGCTGGGTCACCCTCGGCGGTGCGGGCGGCGGCGGCGGCTCCGGCCGCAGAGCCAACTCCGGCTACCGCTACGGCGGCGGTGGTGGTGGTGGCGGTGGCTACATCGACCGCGTCTGGATTCCACGCGCGTCTCTCGGCTCGACGTTTACCCTCATCCGGGGCCTCGGCGGTGCCGGTGGAGCGCGGGCGGTAGGCACGTCCGGCGGCAATAACGGCACGCCCGGCGGCTCGACTGTGTTCTCGTCCGGCAGCGTTTCCCTGACGGCTAGCGGAGGGGCAGCAGGCGTGAAGGGCACTAGCTCGTCGGCCAGCGGAAGCGGCGGGGCCGGCGGTACAACCAGCATCTCCGGCGTATCCGCAACGGGCTATACAGGCGGCAAAGGCGGCAACGGCGGTAGTAACCCGACTAGCGGGCAAAGCCGGACGGACGGTTCAGGCGCTGGCGGCCGGGGTGCTGGAGGCCTCCTGTCCAACGACAACAGCATCAGCAGCGGCAGCAACGGAACCAGCTCCGGCCCCGCGGGGAACGGCGGCGGGGGGCCGCCGGAAGCACAATCGCGGGCGGATCAAACGCAGGCAGCGGCGGTGACGGCTACGTCCTGATCGAGTGGGAATGATTCGCGCTTGACACGTAACGAGGTTACGAGTAAAGTCGTCTGCAATAGAACGACCGGCGGGGCTAAGGCCTGAGAAACCAACCCCGTCGGTCGCACACCCACCATCAGGAAGGCACTGTTATGTTACGCACTATCGCTGCCGCGGGCATCCTCGCGGCTGGTCTCGGGCTCGGTATCGCACCGATCGCCCAGGCTGCTCCGGCTCACTGCTCGAACCACGGCTTCGGTCACGGTCAGATCTACAAGCACGCCTGCGCTACCGGCTCCGGCGGAGCCAGCGCTGACTGGACCTACGCCAAGCACGCCGACGGCTCGTACAAGATGGACGGCACCAAGCACGTCTACAAGTGTGTCCGTCACTGCGGCGGAGGCCGCGGCAAGACCGAGACCACTGATCCGTGGTGATCTAACCCCGCATACCAAGAAACCCCCTACCTAGCCTTCGCGGGCCGGGTAGGGGGCTTTTTGCGTTTCAGTGGGTGTGGCCGTGATGACCTGTGTCTTCGTGGTTTGTCTGGTCAACCACCGCGGTCTCAGTGGTGTACGGTACAAACCCATGAGAGCCCTGGTAGTCATCCGACTGTCCCGCGTCACCGATGCTACGACTTCACCCGAGCGTCAGCTGGAGTCTTGCCAGCAGCTCTGCGCCCAGCGCGGCTGGGACGTCGTCGGGGTAGCGGAGGATCTGGACGTCTCCGGAGCGGTCGATCCGTTCGACCGGAAGCGCAGACCGAACCTGGCCCGGTGGCTAGCGTTCGAGGAGCAACCGTTCGACGTGATCGTGGCGTACCGGGTAGACCGGTTGACCCGCTCGATCCGGCATCTGCAGCAGCTGGTCCACTGGGCCGAGGACCACAAGAAGCTGGTCGTCTCCGCGACCGAAGCGCACTTCGACACGACGACGCCGTTCGCGGCGGTCGTCATCGCGCTTATGGGAACGGTGGCGCAGATGGAATTAGAAGCGATCAAAGAGCGGAACCGTTCGGCTGCGCATTTCAATATCCGCGCCGGGAAATACCGCGGCTCCCTGCCGCCGTGGGGGTACCTGCCTACGCGCGTGGACGGGGAGTGGCGGCTGGTGCCGGACCCTGTGCAGCGAGAGCGCATCCTCGAGGTGTATCACCGCGTCGTCGACAACCACGAGCCGCTGCACCTGGTGGCCCACGACCTGAACCGGCGTGGTGTCCTGTCGCCGAAGGACTATTTCGCGAAGCTGCAAGGCCGCGAGCCGCAGGGCCGGGAGTGGTCGGCTACCGCGCTGAAGCGCTCGCTGATCTCCGAGGCGATGCTCGGGTACGCGACTCTGAACGGTAAGACCGTCCGAGACGACGACGGAGCTCCGCTGGTGCGGGCTGAGCCGATCCTGACCCGTGAGCAGCTGGAGGCGCTGCGCGCCGAGCTCGTGAAGACCGACCGGACCAAGCCCGCGGTGTCTACCCCGTCGCTGCTGCTGCGGGTGCTGTTCTGCGCGGTGTGCGGGGAGCCCGCCTACAAGTTCACCGGGGGCGGTAGGAAGAACGCTCGCTACCGCTGCCGGTCGTGGGGCTGGGCGCAGCGGTGCGGCAACGGCACGGTCGCGATGGCCGAGTGGGACGCGTTCTGCGAGGAGCAGGTGCTGGATCTGCTCGGGGACGCGGAGCGTCTGGAGAAAGTCTGGGTAGCCGGCTCGGACTCGGCGGTCGAACTCGCGGAGGTGAACGCGGAGCTGGTGGACCTGACGTCGCTGATCGGCTCCCCGGCGTACCGGGTCGGCTCTCCGCAGCGCGAAGCGCTCGACTCCCGGATCGCGGCGCTGGCCGCGCGGCAAGAGGAGCTGGAAGGGCTAGAGGCTCGCCCTTCGGGCTGGGAGTGGCGCGAGACCGGGCAGAGGTTCGGGGACTGGTGGCGGGAGCAGGACACCTCGGGTAAGAACACCTGGCTACGGTCGATGAACGTTCGGCTGACGTTCGACGTCCGCGGCGGGCTGACTCGCACGATCGACTTCGGGGATCTGCAGGAGTACGAGCAGCATCTCAGGCTCGGCAGCGTGGTCGAACAGCTACACACCGGGATGTCGTAGAGCGGCTACCTGAGAACGCAGAAAAGCCCCCTACGCGCCGTGTAAGGGCACGCAGAGGGCTCTCTGGTAGTCTCTATTCAGTTGTGGGGCCGCGTCCGTCAGCGTGGACGCTAGAGGGGTTTACGGGGCCTCGTGGACCCGCACGTACGGCTGCAGAGGCTTGTCACGGTAGGCGTGGTAGCGCTCTTTCTCGTCGGAGATCGACTTGAGAAGCTCGCTGTCGATATTCTCCCGCACGACCTTCATCTGCGGATCGTTATGGTACTCCTCGACCAGCTGCTTGCTGACCGGGGCGACCGGGTTGATCATCGCTTCGATCCTCTTCGGGCGGGTCTGCGTCGAGATGATCTTCAGCAGATCCACCGCCTCGGTAAGGCGGTCGGCGATCACGGCCAGCTGCTCGACGGTGATGTCTTTCTTCTTCTTGCTCATGGTCTCCTCGTTTGCCTGATGAAGTCGGCCCGTGCCGACTCGTAGTCCGGGTGGAACGTGATGACGCCGTAGAACGATCCGACCGACGGGAACACGATCCACTCCTGGGTGTGCGGGCTCTTGCGGATCAGCCACTTCCTGGCGTCGTTACCCCAGAGCTCCCTCACCGGAACCACCCCCGCATGATCTGGATCAGGTGCTCCAGCCGAACCTCGTGGTCGAGCATCCGGATCAGCACCAGTTCACGCACCCGCTTCATTCCGCGGTCCTGAAGCTGGCAGCTACACGCGGCCTGATCCGCTGGACCCATCCCGATGGGAGGTTGTCGTCTCGGCGGAAGAACGCCTTGCGGTTCGGGGACCAGTACACGGTGCTGTCCGGAAGCTCCTGGCTGAAGCGAACCTCCGGGAGATGGTGGCGGCCCCCGTAGCACTTGCCCGCATGGGACCGGAACAGCCCTAGGCGGTCGGAATGGACGGCTTTCCAGAAGAGCTCGAACCCATAATCATCCGGGTACTCGTGCTTGCTCATTCCGCCCCCGTACCATTCGTCTTTGATGTTCATGTATCAAGTCCCATCTCGTCGTCTAGTTTCCGAAGCTCATGGAAGGCTTGAATTCGTTTAGCCTTCTCGGCCTCGTGGACGTGGGCGACCCTGCCCGTCTCGTCGTAGAATCCGTCCCGACGCATACATGGTCGGCATGGTTGCCAACGGTCATGCTCTCCGCATTTAGCGTTTTCTTCGGGCCAGCCAAGTTCGTCGGATAGTTTGAGGAACTCCTCGAAAGCTTGGCGCTGCGCGTCAGTCGTCATCGTCTACTGTCCTCGGCGCTCTGTACATCTCACACTCATTCCAACCCCTCGTAACGGTCCAACTCGCTCTTCAGCCCTTGGATCTCCAGCTCCAGGTCGAAGACCCGGCCCATCAGGTTGTCGCGCTCCAGCTCCAGCCGAGCCGCGTCGTCGACCGCTTCCATCGACCTGCGCACCATGTCCGCGAGAGCGCCGTGGATCGACGCGATGAAGTCGGCGTCCTGCTCGTGCAAGAACCCCCCGATTAGCCACCGCGACTCGTCCTGGCCGACCGCGAAGACCTCGGACACGCCGGTGTTGTCCCTCTCCACCACCCAGAACCGGTCCTCAGCCCCGGTGGTCTGCGAGAACACCTGATAAATGCGGTCGCAGAACTCTTGAAATTCCATGTTGTTCCTTCCGTTACGAATCAAGCTGGGATCCGCAGAAATGGATCTGCGGACGGTTGCTCGTCTTTCTTCAGATATGCCGCGCCCCAGGAGCGGCCTCCGACCTCCGGGTCGGTGTTGATCAGCACGCCGCGGAACGTCTGCTCCATGATTCGGCCGATCTCCTTAGCCGTAACCTCAGCCTCGGCCTCGGGTACCGACGCCAGAACCTCGTCGTGGATCACCAGGCGGATCATCGGTGTCAGCCCTGCGTCGTGAAGCCGCAGCACAGCGCTAGCCGTTACGTCACGTGACGTGGACTGCACCATGTAGTTCAGCGCCGCGTATCCCCGGTCAGGGTCGACGGGCAGCCGACGACCGGTAGGGGTGATGACGTACCCGAGGTTCGCCGCCTCCCGTTGCAGGCTCTTGGACAGATCGGTAACCCCGGGGTAGGTGGCCGCGAAGATGTCAAGCACCTTCTTCGCCTCCGGGAACGTGATGCCTGCGTTGGTCGCGAGCTTCCCCGCACCCCCGCCATACACGGTTAGGAAGTTGGCCATCTTGCCGACCTTGCGATCCATGCCCGCGGCGTCCGCGGTCACCTGGTGCAGATCCGCCTCCTCCTCGAACGCGCGGATCATCGTCCGGTCGTTGGCAAGCGCCGCCAGGACGCGAAGCTCCTGCGCCTGGTAGTCGACCGAGACCATCAGCTGCCCGGGGTCCGCGAGGAAGCACCGTCGGACCATCCAATCTCCCGACGGCAGATTCTGAGCCGACGGGTTAGACGTGCTCATGCGGCCTGTACGGGCCTGCAGCGGATTGATCCCCGGGTGGACCCGGTCGTTGGCGTCCCGCCGCTCGATGAAGTTGCGGACCCAGGTCTTCTCCCAGGAACCCCACTTCTTCGCCTCGATCGCAGCCTTCGCCAGCGCGTTGCCCTCCTCCGCCAGAGCTTCCAGCAGCTCGGCGTTCACCTGGCGCTTGCCTGTGGCTGTGCGGCCTTTGATCTTCACTCCCGTGCGCTCCAGGCCGTCAGCCAGTTTCTCGGTGGAGTTCACCGAGTCGACCCCGTACGCGTAACGAGCCACCGCGGTGTAGTGCTCGGACTTCCTCAGCATGTCCGCGGACAGCTTCTCCGAGTAGTCGACGTCCAGCAGGAACCCGGTGCGTTCGACGTACGACATCACCTCGGCGAGCTTGTGCTCGTACGGGATCAGTTTGTGCGACGACTCCGGGACCAGCGGGGCTACCTTGCCCAGCAGCCGGGACACCAGGATCGTGTCCATGCCGGCGTACAGCTCGTAGTCCGGGTCGTCCAGGTCGACCAGAGCCCAGATCTTGTCTTTGGTGGTCTTGTGCTTCTTGGCCAGGCGAGCCATCGAGGCCTTGACCTCTTCGGCGGTCACCGGGTCGATGTAGAACTTCGTCAGCTCTTCCAGCTTGTGGCCGGTCCCACCTTCTTTGTAGGCCCGGGGGTCTACCAGGTGCGAGTAGATCTTGGTGTCCTCGACCTTCGGCCACATCTGCTCCATCGGCACACCGAGCGTCCGCTCGATCACCTGGAGGTCGAACGCGGCGTTATGGATGACGAACCGCTGGACCTTCTGGAGAGCGGTGACGGCGGCTCCTACGAACGCGCCGCCCCGCTCCACCGGCAGGACCCACGACTCCCACGGGTTACCGAACTGGATCAGCCGGATACCGAAGTCGGGTTTGTAGATCCCCAGATCCGTGGTCTCGGTATCGAGGCCGAGAATCCGGAGGTTGGAGCGGATGAAGCTCTCGAACCCGTCGAGATCATCCTCGTGCTCTACGACGTTGACCAGAACTGTCTCGTCCTTGATCTGGTAGCGGTGTTGCTTCACCCGCCCCTCCCTTCGTTAGTGGTTACGTATCAAGTCGTGGTCAGTAAAAATAAGGCACACCGTCCACGATGATTACGCCGTTCGGACCGCCGTCGGAGTCGTCCTCGCAGGCTGTCAGGGCGACCACTCCCAGAGCCAGGAGCGCGGCTGCAACTAACTTCTTCACAGACCCAGCTCCCGTCGGATCTGCCCCTCCGGGGTTTCTTCCTTGACCATCACTCGACCGTAGTAGGCGATGTTGTTCTTGATCGGGAAGATTCGATACTCCCCCTCCCCGAAGTCGACTGCCAGCTCGTCACCGCTGATGCGGTACTCGCAGTCGTCCGGGAACGTCCAGAACAACCCGTTCTGGAGCATGACCATGAACTTCGGAACCTTGATTTCCTCGCTCAATTACACCCTCCTAGGTGGTTACGAGTCAAGTTAATTTGCGTAGAAAAACTTGGCGTCGCGACCGTCATCCTTGGTCGGAGGCATCCACGCGTGCCAGACCTTGCCGGTCTTCTTCGACACACCGGTCTTGTAGACGAAGTCGTCGTACGGCTTCGGCGGAGCCCACTCCGGAGCTTCCTGCGCACCCTGCGGAGCCTGTCGCTGGTACCCGCCGCCCGAGGACTGCGCGGGAGCCGGTGCAGCCGATCCGCCTGCGAATGCCGCGGCGACCTTCTTCACCTTGTCCATGTAGTCCTTGAACTTCGCGTCCAGCAGAGCGTCGGACTCTTCGACCGACGAAGCGTGGATAACGATCCACGGCGCGTCGAAGTCCCGGCCACCCTTCAGGGTGGTGACGATCTTGCCCTCGCCGGGAGCCACGTTGCTGCTGTTGTTGACCACGGTGGTCGCAGGAGCTGTGGTGGCGACAGGCTGCTCGGGGCCGTTGTCGTTCGAGCCCCAGGGATCGGTGGTGACAGTCATTCGGTTTCCTTTTCGTTAGTGGGTAGTTGGGTAATCAGGCGTTGTCGCGGACGAACGACACCGAGGAGAAGTACCGGGTGGACCGGTCCTCGGTGACCTGCTTACCGACGACGTCTTTGGAGACCTTGCCGTCAGCGTGGAACAGTGCAGCGATCAGGTTCATCTGCCACGTGCAGACCGTGCGGTCGTCGCCCAGGCTGATATTGGCGGTCTCCGAGGCACTGGAGAATCGCAGGCTGTTCTTGTCCACCTCCGCGATCTTCTCCATCTCGGCCAGGGCACGGTCCCGGAGGAACACGCCCTGCACGTCGAGGGGGAGCGATTCGTCCCGAGGGACCATTACGATTGCAGTGAGTCGGTCTGCCATTCGGTTTCCTTCCGGTTGTAGCCGCGGGTCCATTCGGCACCCACGAACATCTCTTTGTCCTCGTCTGGCCAATTAGCCAGGAGGGCTGGTTTCTGGTTGGGGTAGAGCTCAGGCGTCACCCACGCTCGGTACATGTCGACGCCGGACATACCGCTGAACTGGCCGTCGAAGATGTTCACGCGGCGGCCCCTGACCCTGCGCAGGACGGGATCAGGTGATCCCTGAACCGTCCCGAGCTGATCGGCACTATGTGGTGGCACACCGGGCACGCCCGGCGATGCTTCGGGGCACTGGAGGTCACCTGCTCGGCGGTAGCCAGGTCGAACAGCTCCCGGTACGTCAGACCGTCCTCGCCGGCTGACTTCCACCCGTCGTCAGCGAGACGAGTAGCCATCTCCCCGACAGGGTCACCCGGGCCGTTGTGCGTCCGGATCGAGTCCGGGAACACCTTGGACCGTGAGCCGGGACCGTCGTGGTCGTCGGTCTGCTTGATGACCTTGTGGACCTCTTCGAGCACCGCGCGGTGAGCGTTCTTCAGCCGGTCCTTGGCGGCCTGGTCCCGCAGAACCACCCCGTCGATGTACCGAACCTTGAGCGCTTCCGCGTACGGCGGGTGGCGATCCACGAGCTGGGATACAGCCTGAGGAATCACCTCCATCAGGTACACGTTGTCCGATCGGCCTTTGAGCGCGTCTTTGATCGACTCCGACGAGTAGTCCCAGTCACCCCGGGCTAGGTCGTCCGCGAACGCGGACTCGCTCAGGATCTGATACGCGTGACGGCGCAGGAACGAGATAGCCTCGCCCTCCGACGGCTGCGTAGCCGCGGTCATCCGCGACGACTTCTCCAGAACAGCGACCCACAGGTCCCCGGTCAGGTCTTCCATCTGATCAGCCGTCAGCGACCACTCCACCCCAGCGGACTTCGCACCTCGTCTGAGGCGCTTGTCCAGGAGAGAGTCATCCATTCACCGGCTCCAGACTGCGCTTGGCGTAGGTCTCCTCGACCAGAACCTCGATCAGCTCGACCCGGGGAATCTCCCGGGACCGGGCTTCGAAGTGCAGGTACGGCAGAACGTTCCCGTTACGTGTCAAGGCCACGGCGTCAGACCTCCCAGACCCGGCCGTCAACGATGAACTTGCGGTTCTGGATCAGGATTCCCTGAGCCTGAACGTGCTTACCGTCCACGGTGAGGATTCCAAATCCCAACTGCCAGTTGCCAGTTCCGTTGGACAGGTACGTGGCCTGCTTCTGGTCCATGAAGTGCCCGACCTCGAAACCGGTTAGAACCTTCGTGCGACCCCCGTACCCGGAGGTGTGGTGCGTGACGCAGTTGCGATGGGTGTGGCCCATGACTACGGACTTATCCCCGGTCTTCTTCGCCGCGTTCAGCGCCGTCGATCCGGCGATCTGCGACAGCGAGAACTTGCCCATGTGCCCGTGAGTGGAGATCCAGCCCGGAGCGATGTCGTAGAAGTCGGGCAGCAGCTCGATCCCGAAGCCGTCGAAGTCCAGCATGTTCTGGAAGTGGAAGGCGTCCTCCATCTCGCCCAGAGCCGGTGCATACCGAGCCAGGTACTGCCGCGGCCTGAGGTCGTGGTTGCCCTCGTGCATCAGGAACGGGCCGTCGTAGACGTCTCGGATCTCCTGCAGGAACTTCTTGCCGATCTCGTTGTGCTTCTTGAGCTCGGGCAGGTACTCGGCGGCGGTGCCTTTGGACCATCGGGCGGGACCTGGGTAGTCCATGTAATCCCCGATTCCCAGAAGGATGTCAGGCTGCGTGTCTCCGACGAATCGGATGAACGCCCTCAGAGCCTTGATGTCAGAAAACGGCAACTGAACGTCGGGCAGAATTGCGATTCGTTTAGTCATTTGGTTCCCTTCTCTGCGAGGAGGGATAGCTCCGCGCGTACTGATCGGTAGACGTCGTCCAGCGCGTTGATCGCGTCGGTGACAGATGTGTAGGTGACGGTGTCGAGGTCGATGTACAGAGACATGCCGCTCTGAGGGGTTTCGACCTCGCGGTAGATCTCGTGGTAGTCGCTCACTCGACGACCTCGGTGAACGGAGCCCATTCGTTCACGAACTCTGCTCTAAACAGGCTTATCGCGAACCCCCGGCTGTGCCGGTTCCCGAACCTGTCGATTACGTCGACACCATCCGGCACGTGCCGGATGTCGTTCCACACCCTCGGCTCGTCCAGATCCACGAGAGCGTCCTCGTCTTCGTCCGAGTAAGTGATGTCGTTGAGCGCATCCACCCACGACAGCGAGTCCTCGTCCTCGTTACGAATCAAGTCGTCGGGCAGCGGAAGATCGAACAGAGCGAGATGACCGTCCTCCTCTACCGGCTCCTCGTAGATCCGCTCGGCGCAGCCGGCGTAACCCGCGATGTCGGTGTAAGAGTCCCGGTGGTACCCCGTACCCTTCACCCGGGCCACCTTGACCAGGATCATCAGATTCGCGACGTCCAGGTCAGTGATCGGACGCTCCAGGTACGCGGAGAACAACGCGGAGATGTCGGCGAAGTTCTCCCGGGGGTGCCCGTAGTTTTTGTTGCGAGGTCCGTGGATCAGGCGCTGCGCCTCTTCCAGGATGCTTTCGTCGCTCACTTGATAACCTCCGTGAAAGGCGCGTATCGGTTGATCTCTCCACCGACCCAGCATGTCCCGTCTCGATCCGTCACAACGACCGAATCGGGAACGTCCTCGAACCTCTCCCACACCCTCGGTTCCTTGAGGGGCGACAGGCTTCCGGCCGCGATGTACTGCCGACCTCCGTCTGCGAGAGACCTGACAAGTACGTCCCCGATCTCCAGGCCCTGCTCAATGACCTCAACGACTTCTCCAGGGGTCAAGAAGACGTAAGGGCCTTCGTCTTCGCTGTGCGTGAACCGGAGAGGCCCGGTTACAACCGCTTTATCACCGATTTTCATATCCCTACCTTGTCTTTCAGTGCTTGTACTCCCTGGCTGAGCACCAGGTCGTTGACATCCGAGCCGTCGGGCATCGGAATGATCTTGGCGTTGGGCAGAACACCCGCCACCGTCTCGGCGAACTGCATCCCCGCGTCGTCACCGTCCGCGAGTATCAACACCTCCCGGTATCCGAGGAACGGTTCGCGGAAGTGCTCTTTCCACGCCTGCGCTCCGGGGACCCCGACCGTGGGGAACCCCGCGACAGACGCTGTCAACGCATCGATCTCGCCCTCCGCGATCCCGACGCGCTGAGCCGGTTGCAGCAACGCCAGCGTGTTGTACAGCCGCCCGGTGTCGCCCGGGACGGTCAGGTACTTCGGTTTACCCTCGGCGGCGTCTAGGCGACGAAACCTCAGCGAGACCACCTGCCAGCCGATATCCGGTGCCCAGCGGAGATAAGGGATAGCGAGCATCCCTTTGTACATCTCATGCCCGGGCAGCGGCTCCGCTACGTAGCCGAGGCGAAACTTGCTCACTGCGTCGGAGATGGCTGGATTGGTTAGCCCTCGGGTTGCCAGATACTCCTCCCCTTCGGAGCCTGGCAGGGCCTGGTGATACTGCTTCGATGCTTCCAGGAGAAAGTTCCTGTGCGAGCTCAAGTGCGCGATGGTGCGATACCTCCTCCCTTTTCATCAGCAGACTGATAGCGCTGCCTTTCGTTCCACAGCCGAGGCAAGCGAAGGCGTTGAGTTTGTACGAGACCGCGGCTGATGGCCGCGTGTCGGCGTGAGCCCAGCAGAGGCAGGGAATCCACACCCGGCCCGTGTCCTCGGGAGGGACCCACGAGTCGTCGAACCGCTCGATGACCTTCGCGATCAGCGTTTGTGAAGGTTCCACCGGAAGACCTCGTACACTTCGATGCCCTCGTGGTACGGGAACTGCTGCTTGAGCGCGTCGTCTAGGAACTCGTAGACCTCTTCGGTGTCGGTGGTCGGATCGACCTTGACGAACGCCTCGATCTTCATCCAGCCCTGACTCATCCGGTGACTCCGATCAAGAAACCCACCCAGAACGTTATGGTCGGGTAGATCACGTACATGAAGAAGTTCACTTGCCCCACCTCCGGGCCGTGCGGTCCACGGAGTGCTCTGAGACGTTCCGGGCCAGCGCGTACTTACGCGGGTCCAGCAGAGCCCCCAGCAGCTGCTGACGGAGCAGGTTCGGGCGTGCAGTCGGTTTCATCATTTCTTCCTTCCTTGGTTACGATTCAAGTTCGGGACCTCGATAGGAGCGATCCGTTTCCCGATCACCGCGAACGCGGGCGGGCTCTTCAGATACTCGATAGCGCGCTCGAAGAACGCGATCTCGTCACGGGCGTGACCGAGCATCTTGTTGCACGTGCCGCACAACAGACCACGGTCGTACCCTGTCTTGTGGTCGTGGTCGACGGCCAGGGCCTTGTAGGCCCCTGTCGCGCGCTGACAGATCGCGCACTTGCCGCCCTGCGCCTCTTTGATCGCTTCGTACTCGTCGAGATCGACGTCGTAGGTATCGATCAGCCTCTGCTCCCGTGCGGTCTCCCGCGCGGCCTTCCGGCGGGTTCGGTGGTGCGTCACGCACCGCTTCCCGGGGACTGGGTTGCCGGCGCGGGTGAGCGCAGGCTTGCGGATCGTGGTGATCCCCTCGGCGATGCAGTCCTTGCATGTAGGAACCCTCTTAGCCGCCGCCATCTAGCCACCCGACCAACCACAGCCCTGCGCCCCACGCGATGATCGAGTAAGCGATCAGCTGCTCGATGCTCACTTCTTCACCCCTGCGATCAGCTCCCGGATCTTGTCGGCCCGGAAGTCGTCCCACCACGCGCCGGTGCTGGCGACGTGAACCACCGGAGCGGTCTCGTAGCCTTTCTGCTTCACCAGCTTCAGAGCCTCGGGGTCCTGGTCCACGCGGACCTCTCGGAACTCCACACCTCCGCGGGTCAACGCGTTCTTGGTGAGCGTGCATTTGAAGCAGTCAGGGCCGGTGGTGAACACCGTGACCTCGTTACGTGTCAAGTTGTTGGGCAAAGTTCAACCTCATTCGGGGAGTAGACCCCCCACTCGTCCTCGTCCTGGTCGCCGAAGTACAGCACCAGGTCGCCGCTCTCCAGGAGGTAGGAGACGGTGGCGATGCGGCCGAGATTCTCAGGGGGCCCTCCTACCAGGATTCGTACCCGGTCATCAGTCTTGTATTTTGCTTCCATCAAAAATCCTTAATCTCCATCTTCGAACCGTCGAACTTCAGCTCGGCGTACAGCCGGCCTGAGGGATCGGCTTTCGATGATCTGTTCTTCACCGCGGACACCCGCAGAGTGTCAGCCCCGAACTGTGACGGAACCCTGTGCAACGTGAGTACTAGTTCGGGTACGCGACCGATCTGCCCCTTGATCCCTGACAGCGGGATCGGCTTGTCACCGGAGTTGTTGTCCGCGGTGACGTGGTGCAGACCGATGATGCACGCGCCGGTCTCCCGGGCTTTCTCGTGCAGCCAGTCCATCAGGACTTCCAGACCACCGAACGGGTCCTCGTCGTTCGCGGCTACCCCGGTGATGACGTTCGTGATGTTGTCGATCACGATCAGCTGCGGGTAGTTCCCGAACGTCTCCTCGTACGCGGCCAGCGAGGTCTCGATGACCTTGAGCGTCGGCTGCGCCGAGTAGTTCAGCCGGATAGGGATACCGTGCGGGTTCCCCGGGGCCGCGTTCCACGTCAGCACCTGCGGAGGCAACTGACCTTCGCGTACCGCCCGAGCGGACTCAGCCAGCGGCATCCCGAGTTCCATCGAGAGGATGCGCGTCGACTGCGTGAACGCGTCCGAGTCAGCCGAGAGGTAGTACGTCGGGATACGGCCTTTGAGCGCTAGAGCAAGCGTGAACGCCGACTTAGCCCCTCCGGGTGCTGCCGCGATCAGCGCCAGCTGCCCTCGCAGGAAGTTGATGCCCTGCTTGGTCAGCGACCGGAACGGTACAGGCAGAGGGTCACCCGCGTTCCCTTTCTGCTCGATCGACTGCATGATCGACAGCATCAGCCCTCCCTGAGTGCTTTGACGATCTCCCGCATCTGATGCTCAGCTTGCTGCCCGAACTCAACGCTGGCGTCGCACGTACAGCCTTCGACTCCCCAGGAGTACTCGGCAGGCTGGTGCTCCTCCAGTACCCGTAGAGCCGTGATGTACTGAACCGCGGTCAGATCCTTCACTCGATTACCTCTTCCTCCGTCGTGTCTTCAACAGCGATAACCCGGGCGATCCCGGAGGCTGCCCCGAACACCAGCGCGCCGGCTAGGGACAACCCTCCGAGCGCAGCCATAGCCATCCTGTTCACTTCGTACCCCTCGCTATCACACCGTTGTAGATCGTGCGGCCTTCCTGTTTGGCCTTGACTTCTTCAGCCCAGACTTTGTCTGTAGCTTTGATCAGCGCCGACTCGGTCGTACCGAGGAACTTCACCAGCGGAGGACCGAGAAGACCCCGACGAGCAGCGCGCAGCACCCCGCCGAGTTCGTGAACCGCTCGCTTGTCTTCCAGCTCGACGTCCAAGAGGTTCCCCGGGCCTGGCCGTTTGGTCACGGTCGCCTTCAGCGCCGGGTCAGCAAGAGTCCATCGCTCGGTCACGGCCGGAACACCTCGACGTTCCCCCACGGACCTTTGTGGTCAGAGAGCTCGTCGGCATCCCCGTTCGAGTACAACGTGAGCCACGTCTCGTCATCGACCTTCACGTAGACCGCTGCCAGACTGGACAGGAGGAGGGCACGCACCGTACCGATCGGGTCTCGTGGCTCCGGTTTCTCGGTGATGTCGAACCTTTTCAGGAGGTTCGTCGTAGCATCCATGATGGCTAGATGACTAAGGCCTCCGGGTAGAGCTTTGGCGAGTACCTCGCGGATCAATTCCTCGTTACTAGTCAAGACTCAGCCCTTCCTGTGATACCGAGCAGCAGATGCGACGCTGAACAACGGCGTCGGCTTACCCCACTTCGGCGAGTAGTCCCCGACCGCGGCGAGCCCCTGCTTGCGCCAGCGTCGGACTGTGTCTGTATCGACCCCGAACAGCTCGGTCAGCTGCTCCTCGGTCGCTAGTGATGGATTGCTCACGACCGCTCCTTGATCTCGAACTGATCCAGCAGCTTGCTGGCTCGTGCTCTGTAGTGGTCTCGCATCTCCTCGTTCGGATGTGCGGACCACTCGAAGGGTCGTCCGTACGGCACGGCCTCCCACATCGCACGCGCGAGCTTTTCAACGATGTCCATTTTGTTTCTCCTTTGTTACGAATCAAGTTTCAGGCCATAGAGTATTCACAGCTCAACGCCACGTCGCACCTCGCGCAGCTAGCGCCAGGCTTAGGCGTGAAGTCCCCTGCTTCCAACTTCCGCTCCATCTCGTGGAACCGGGCCGAAATCTTCTCCCGCGTCCAGTCCGTCAGGTCGTACGGATACGTCGGCTTACCGGTCTTCGCCATGAAGTACACGCCGCGCGTGATCTCGACGCCGTACAGCTCTTTCAGGGCCAGCGCGTACACCGCGAGCTGGAAGTCATCCCCGGGCTTAGCTCCCGACTTCCAGTCAACGACTTGCACCTCACCGTCGAGCACCAGCACCGCGTCGATGTAGCCCCGGATCTCTATCCCATCGAGCTCGAACTCGATCGCGAGCTCTATCCCCGGGGTGCCGTCCGGTGTGTGCCACACCTCTAGGCTCTGGTGGTTGTCGATCCAGTCCAGGGTCTTGTCCACCTGCTGGAGCCCGATACCCCATCGACGTTCGATGTCGTCCGCGCCGCGGTATGGCCCGGAGGAGAACCACCAGCCGAGGTTAGGGGTCTCCTCGGTAGCTTCGTTGATCCCGTCGGCGTACTCGGCCTTGAAGATCTCATAGCACTCTTCGCGCGTCAGCGGTGAGCCGGCGAGTTTCGAGAGCATGTATTTCTCAGCCACCGCGTGGACCCCGGTACCCTGCTGCAGCCAGGCCGCTGGGCGTTTCCACACGCGCTCATGCCTGGCCAATTTCCAGCTGAACGGGCATTTGTCGAACTGTGACAGCTGCGAGACGGACCGGGGTTTCTTCTCGTAGCGGTACTCCACTACTCACCCTCTGGGTCGGACACCTCGCCGGTGACGTGTGTCCAAAAGTTTCCGACCCAGACACGCTCCAGAACACCGTTCTGGAGGTCGTTGAGGACGTACGACGAGTTCTCCTCGGAGATGAGAGAGCCTTCAGCCTCGAACTGCGCGCCGACAGGCCGAGCCACGACTTCAGAGGCGTCCCGGTCCACGATCGGTACGGGCTGGAACTCGGTAACCTGCTTGAACGTCGTCAGGTCGTAGTCGGCAATCTTGGACATCGCCTCCGCAGCGTGGAGGATGATGGAGTCCTTCTCCTCCTCCGGGCGGATGATCATCGCGTGAATAGTGGTCATGGTTGATTCCTTTCCTTACGCCGCTTCTGCGAGCGACTCTGTTGATTCGTGGAGCCGCTTTGACTCCAACCACATGTCCTTAAGGACAGCTTTCGAGATCGCCCGCAGAGCACGAGCGTGCTGGTGACCGAGCGACAGCGGAGAGCCTGGCTGAGCAGGCTTACCAGCGGGTCCGCAGCGCTTGCACTCGGACGTATGAACCGCGTCGGCGTACTTCCTCCGCGCCTCGTCGTAGATGTCTCGGTAGACGCCTTTCGACTTCACGCACGACGTCGCGATCAGAAACGCCCGGACCTTGGCATCAGAGTTCCAGTTCGCCTGGACACCTTTACGGCGAACCTGCCGGGAGGCGTCTCCGTAGCCGCAGTACGACCACAGCTCGGACACCGTCCGGGGGCGGTCGTGCAGCGAGTTCCAGTACGGGTCACCGATCGAGGCCAGCAGGCGCGCGGCCTGCTTCTCACCGACTCCGGTAGCCTGCTTGACCCACGGCCCGAGAGGATGCTTGCGCATCCGCTTCTGAAGGTTCTTCACCGCGGCTGCTTCGGTCTCCTTGAGCTGCTCGACCATCACCGCGAGCGCGGCGACGTCCGGGTGCCGGACATCCAAGCCGTACAGCTTCGGATCGGTGAGGGAGCGCAGGCGGTTCTCGTTCGCGATGCGGACCGACTCTAGGTCGTCGACCGTCTCGGCGGCGAGGCCGAGGATTGCGTATTCAGACACGGTGATTCCTCCTTGAAGTAGTTACCTGCGGCGCTATGAGGGTGGGTATACGGGTTATGTAAGGGCGCAGGTAAAGCTGTCCCCGTCAGCGGGATGATCATGGGGTTTTCGCCGGAGATATGGCTGACGGGTAAGAAAAGCCCCTGAAGGCCGCGTCCCCTTTGGGTATTCGAAACGGCAATGGGCGTTCAGGGGAAGAATGAGCGAGGACCGGACCGAGCGTGAAATGGCGGCGAGTTGCCGTGCCAACGAAATGGGTCCGGTCCTCGGGGTTTGATCCCGGTAAACGCATGACTGATGGGCGTTCGCGTGGGTCTTGGTCTACCGGGGAGTTCTTACGAGACCGGGCCGGACAGCTCTCCGACTGTCTCGACGCCTTGCAGCGTCATAGCCTCGATCATCGACTCGTAGTGGTTGATCTTCGACTGGACAGCCTGTATGTGCGCCAACCGGGTCTCGATAGCGACCTTGAGGTCAGCGGACGTGCAGTCACGAAGGCGCTTGTAGGCCCCGTCTCCGACTGCGATCATCGAGTCGAGCTCTTGTTGCCAGTAGTCGCGCACAGCGGCCATCTTGCGGGACGGAGCGGGCTGCCTACGAACCTCGGTAGCGGCGGCGTTGATAGCGCTGTTACGAGTCAGGTTGATCTGCGTGCGCAGGTAGAACGGCAGGGCTTCTGCGTAGAAGTCCTTCAGCAGGTCATCCGGAGTCTCGCGCAGCACGGCTGCGGCCAGGGACTCGACGGTTACCTCGGCCCCGGTCTCGGCGGTGATGATGTTGTCGACCAGTTCGGCGAGTTTCACGTCTCCTCCTCGTCATCGTTACGAATCAAGTTGTCGTCATAAGAAAAATCCTCTGGTAGCCCGAGGTCGGATAGAGCTTCGCTAAGAGAGCGCTTAGGCCCTAGTCGGGACCCCCAGTACAGGGCCACCCGATCACGTAGGTATTCGACTTCGGCCTTATCCCCGTGCCCGAACTGGGCTGCGACCGACTTGCCCAGGAACGCGGCCAGCGTCATCCTCCGATCAGTCATCCTCGCCCTCCTCAGGGAGTTGGTTGTTCTCCAGCTCTATAGCGTCTTCGACCGATACGACTGTGATGTCCATGATGTTCCCGGTCTTACGGCTCGCCCAGTCGAGGACCTCGTTCAGACCCATCACTTCACCGCCATAGCCAGCGCCACGACCCAGCCGATGAACGTCCAGCCGAGGAACACGTTGATCACAGCGACAGGCTGCTTCAGCGAAGCCTTCCGGTAGTACGCGACGATCGTCGGGACGAAGTACGCGGTCCCGAACACCACGAGCAGAGCGTGACCGGGGCTGATAGACATCAGCACGATCAGCGCCACGATGGCTCCCAGAGCCAGCCAGCCCTCGATACGGCCTTTCCGCTTGGCCGCGCGAGCAGCCGCGTCGGCTTGCGGGTAGTAGCCGGGTTGATACGCCGGCTGATCCCAGATGTTGCTCATGATGCTGCCTCCTCTTTAGGTTTGCGGGCCGCGTTGCAGCGCCGCTTTTTGGCCAGGCCCAGCTCCACGAGCAACGGGCACGGGTTGAAGTCCGCGGGCTGGTATTCGCGGCGGAGAATATAGCTCAGGAACTCCCCGATTTCGCCCATGATGTATTTGTCGCCGTGACGCTCTTCGCGCTCGACAGCGTCGGGCTCGCAATACCTGTCGATGAATTCTTTCACTTCCCGGTAAAGGTAGCTGTCGTCGGTTAGCCACGTAGAGCGGTAAACGTGGAGGCCGCGAATACCGGGGACCAGATCGAGTGTATTAGCGCGGATATACGCGTCTTTAACCACGTTCAGAGTAGGGACGATTGTCTTACCGATAACTCGGGAAGTGATCTCGAACATGCGGTGCAAACCATTCTTCTAAGAAAAGGGGCGGGTGGTTATCATGGCTCCACGCTCGGGAAACGCCAGATGTGATGACGTCCGATCTCGGACAGAGTTGTGTATTCGTTGACTCTGATGAGTAGGTCTTCGTCGGATTCCTGGCGCTCCCTGTATGCCCAACCCCCGCGTTTGCTGACGCCGGGTATAGGCGGGATGTTCGGATCAAACTCGACAACCCAATTGTTCTCACGAAGCATCCGGTAAAACGACCGGAGACGCTTCAGCTTGTATTCTTTCATGCCTTTGCCGCGTGTGGCGATGTATTCGCCATGATCCCTCAGTCGTTTATGCGGCGCGCACTGAGAAAGAGGCTCGGGTACCTTGAACGGGTATTCGCGGCGGATAACCTGCCGGGCGGTCAATTTACCTCCGTACGTGTGAACGTGCCATGAAACAGCCTGTGGTGTCACACCGTACATCCGGGCGATATCTGCCTCAGTCTCCCCCGTAGCTTTCAGGGCCTCAATCACTTCTAGTGAGAGGCGGGGGAGCTGTTCTCTGGTGGTTCTCATCGGTCCTCCTTGTATTACAGACCAACGTATCCTGCATCTTGTTACAACGCAAGGCACAACCCCCTCGATACTTGACAGTGCGACGTAGTTTTCTGGTGTCCCAGATCTGGGACTCTTCCCCCGTGGGAGAAAGTAGACCACTTGATCTAGTCCGGCGCAAGTGTCAAACGTCACTAAGTTCGTAGCTGAACCGGCATCGTCACAACCGATACCGGCGTTACAGCTACCAGACCACGACTCGATCCGCAGCGGATCCGCTGGTCAACACCACCAACGGGATCTGCAGTAGCGACTCTTCTTGTCTTTCCCGCGGTCTTTGCCCGGGCCGGCTGAGTCGTGTTTGCTCTCGGATTTCTTCTCCGGATCGCACGTCGGCAGGTCCCCGTGGGACACGTGCCAGTCAGAATCGGCCCTCAGACCGCCGTGCTCCAGCTGGTGAGACACCGACCGATGCTCGCACCCGGAGAACCCGTCAGCACGCGCTGACGGGGCTACCAGGACCGCTGCGAGCATCACAGCGCCGACGACGAACCAGACGACGAAGGCCAGGCGCTTAGTCATAAGCACCCCTCAGCAGCTCTCGTCCTTTGTCGGTGAGTTCCCAGTCGCCTCTACATCCGCAGTCGCAACCCTCAACCAGACCGCGACCTCGGCATCTACGGAACTTGGCTAGCACGACCTTCCACGGGACCCCGGGAACGTCTTCACTCGGTAAATCTGCACCGAGGGGTACGCCGCCGAGTAACCTAGTCACATCACCTCGCATAGCCCAGCCAGGGGCTACGGCTCCTGTGGCCTCCTCTACGGCCCGAAGAAACGTGGGATCCGGTATATCCCGTGCGTGTTCATAGGCCAGGCGCTTAGTCATGGCCGAATTCCCGCGCAAGGTAGTTACGGCTCCTGCGCACGGCGGCCTGCTTCGCGTTCTTCGTGTCCACACTGCTGTGCAGCACAAAATCCGCACTGGTGTCGCCACGCTGGTAGATATGCACCACTCCGTCAACAACGACGACCAAAAGTCTGCCGCCGTCGGCGAACACCTCTCCAACCTGTTTCCCGTCCGGCACTGGCACACCGGGTTTCAGGCTGGAGGTCATGAACGTCACGTTGTCGTACGTCATGTCACCCATTTGCTCGCTCCCATATCCATATGGCTGCTTAGTCACCGTCGTCCCAGTAATCTCGTCCCTCGACAATGTTCAGAGCCTCCTGCAAGCCTCTATCCATGCCGCCCATGTAGTCGCGATCACCGCTGAGATCGTTGATGATCTCCTGCAGCCGAGCGATCAGTTTTCTACGGATCTCCTCCACCGATAGACGTTCTGCGTCCTCGCTCATAGAGGGGTCCCTCATCAGGCCGGGGTTGTCTGCCAGGTACAGGGCTACCGTCGCGATCTTCAGTAGGGCGTCTTCTCGGGTGGGTTTCGCAGGGACTAGGTCGATGCTGAGCCTCGCCCGGACGATCTCGCCGGTGTCAGCGTCTGCGTCTATCTTGAAATTCCAGTTGCCGTGCTTACTCACACCTGCCTCACTCTCTTCAGCCCGACGGTTCCTGACAGGTTCTCGCGGACGAACGCCCACGACTCAGTCCGTACCCACGACGCGGTGAACAGCCCGTCAGCGTGGACGGTGGCGTGGTGCTTGCAGAACAGCAGCTCGAACTGGCCGTTCTCCCAGCGCTCCATAGCCGCGGCAGAGCACGCGTCGCAACGATCGGTGAGCCGCAGCTCCCCGGGAGGCGTTGCACCATCCTCCCGGGGAGGCGAAACCTGGTCTGGGGTGGTCATGCGAGCCGATCTTTCGCAGAACTGGACTCCTGAATGGCTACCATCAACGCCTCCCCAGCTCGGCGACTGAGCGATTTCACGGTCGCTGCGAGTTCCTCGGGCGTATACCCGTCGAGGAACATCTCTAGGCCAATCAGCCACATAGCATCCCTGTGATCTAACTCGATGCTGACCTTCATGCCACGTCCTCTCGCTCTACGAACTCGACGTACACCTTCGCTGTCTCCAGATCGGTGTTCAGGATCTTGAACCAGAACGGGTTGTCACCCCGCTCGAACTGGTACAAGTCGTACGACCCGTTGGTCTTCGCGACCAGCTGCCAATTGTCCGAGCGATGCATCGCCCCGTACTCGGTCTCGAACCACTCCCCGCTCACAGCCCCACCGCTTTCGTGATCAGGAACATCAGCGCCGCACCCGCGGCGATCGCTCCGACCGACAACGCCAGCTCGATGCTCAGCGGCAGGCCCGGGTTGCTACGCCGGTACAGCTTGCGAAGCTCAGCCGGCGAGTACGACGCTGCGATGATCTGGTTGAACGCTTTGAGTTCTGTCTCGTTCATCAGGGCCTCACTTTCGCCAGGATTACCAGTGCGTCTGCCAGGCCGCTGGCCCGCCCCCCGCTGACTAGGCAGTCCTCTTTGTCGCCGCGGGCCGTGGCTGCTTCGCAGAATCGAAGCCACTTCACGCGCTCGGCGTTGATCAGGTCTATTGCATCGCTCAAGGTCATCGGGTCTCTCCTCGCAACGCGAGCTCGGTAGCAGCGGCAGCAGCCGCGACACGGTTCACCGAGGTGACCATGCGCTGAAGCTCCGGGGTCGAGAGCGTGGAGAACCACGCGTGTGTGCCGCTCACGCTGTTGCCTCACGAGGGATCACGCCGTGATGAGTCATCCCGTGCCTGTTCTTGATGACCCAGCCGTTCACCACGACGATGTCCGCGGTGAACATCTCCTCCTGGGAGATCTCGGCTTGCCGATCGGCGACGAGGGCTGTGACGGTGCGTTTCATGTCTTACTCCTGGTTACATGTCAAGCCGCGATGCGGCGTGTAGTGGTCTTGGATGTGTCGATCAGGTGCCGCCGACCGCGGTCGTCTTGGACTGTGAGCACGGTGCCCGCGGTGAACAGCACTCGGGCTGTCCAGCCAGCGGGTCCGCGCGATGCGATGTGGATGGTCATGACGCGTCGTCCAACCTGACGACGACAGGCTCGCCCATGTCCTCACGGAGCTGAGGGACGATGATGCTTCCGAATCGATGGAGCGCGTTAGCGCCGCCGCGGATCAACATCGTGTAGCGCACGCGCTGCATCGTGTCCGCGGCGGTGCTGAACTCGTCGTAGATCTCCCTAACGGAGGCGTCCAGGTCTCGACGATCCTCGGTCTTGGCGATGGTTATGATCATGGTGACCTCCTAAGGTTGGTTACGAATCAAGTCAGCGTGAGCAGCCGTGAATCGAACACGGTCAGCGCGGTGATATCGGCTGAGCGAACCTGCCTGCTCGGTGCCAGCTCGTCGTAGCCACGTGCTTCGGCTCAGAGCTGGACTTCAAAGTATGTTGTGGGCCGGGGCTCCGCATTACACGGGATTTGCATCAGGGTCAACGCGCGGATGGTGCCTTGGGCTCACCTGAATCTTGCTGGCCTTTGTTTTGTTGTTGAGACCACTCTAACCCGAGGTTTGGTTACGAGTCAAGTGGGTATCCAAAAGAATTTGCGGGCTGATTCTCCACGAGGTAGCTCATCAAATGCCGCCCGATGAACTCGGTGTACGCCGGCGGAATCGACTCGCGCAGCTCATCCCGTGTCATCCAATCGATGCCCATAGCCTCACGTGCCTGCGCCACGCCGGAGAAGTTCCCGACCACGTGCATGAACTCGCCAGGACGCGGCGGCCTGCCCATCTTCGTGGTGCGCGCGGTGTGCGGCCGGTGCTCGGGCTGATTGATCCGCGATCCCAGCTCCCAGTTCAGCTCGAACAACCGCGGACGGTAGGTCTTCAGCCCCGGGAACATGCACCCGCACAGCTCGATCGGCAGGATCAGCGGAGCACCCGGCACGTTCTCGATCACCCACGGCTTACCGATCAGGTCGAACGCTGCCCGTGTCGCGGTGACGTAGTCGGGATGATCGTTGCCCCGGATCTTCTGCGCGTTGGTGAACGCCTGGCAAGGGGGTGATGCGTGGAACGCGTCGAACTCCTGATGATGCTCCAGCAGGTACTTCAGCGCGTCCCCCTGGTGGAACTCGTAGGGGTAGTTCGGCTGCGGATCGATGTCCACGCCGACCACCTCGAAGCCAGCTCGGGCGTAGCCTTCGCTCGCCCCGCCGGCTCCGCTGAACAGGTCCAGCAACCGGGGTCGTACCATAATCACTCCTCGTTACGAATCAAGGCTGGCTGACGAAAGCGTAGCCCGCGATCACCGCGAGCACCACGGGTATGAAGCTGATGATGATGAGTGCTGCGGTCATAGGTCTAGTATGCGCCAAGCTGTGGTTACGAGTCAAGTCCTCGACCCCAAAACAAAAACCCGGCCGAAGCCGGGTCTCTGGTGCGGCCGCCTGTCAAGCCGCTGACACGTGGTCATCCGCCATGTATTTAGCCGCGTGCTCCGCGGCGTACCGTCGCGACGTCCAACCGCACGAGCACTTGGCCAAGTACGGGTACCCGTGGTTGCTGGGTGTCCACACCACCTCCGTCTCGTGGACGGCCGGCTGCGGAACCGGGGCCTTGAACATCTCGAACGAGCCGAGGTACGACAAGACATCGGCAACCGAGGCCGAGGTCTGCGGCTTGATCGGGCGGTGGCTGCTGATCATCGGGTCTTCCCCTTCCCGTCGAGGGCGTTTCCCTCGAACAACCATGACTTTACTCGTAACCGCGTTACGTGTCAAGCCCCCATTGCGCACGAAAGAACCCCCGGCCCGAAGGCCAGGGGCTCGATCAGCTGGGTCGATCAGCGCAGGCTGTCGATGTAGATGCAACCGACCTTGTCGGGGCCGAACTCGGGGCTGAACCCGAGCACCTCATCCTCCTCACAAGGGAACGACGACTGATCGAACGTGATCGGATCAGCCGAAGCGATCCACGTCGGAGTCGCGATGACAGCCGGAGCTGCGATGAGGAAGAAGCCGGCTGCGATGCGCTTGGTGATGGACATGACGTTCCTTTCGTCGGTGTGTTCCGTGTAAAGGCGACGCTACCGCACACCGCGGTTACGTGTCAAGCCCGGGTTCTGCACACGGGGTACTGCATATACAGGGGTGCTGTGCGCAGGGGCCCTGGGTGTGGGTAGCAGGGGCACAGGGGTAGGCAGCAGGGCTGCTGGGGTGGGGTGTGGGTGCGCAGGGTGTGTGCGTGCCGGGGGAGTGGGTAGGCAGGGCGCGGGGTACGTGGCAGGGCAGGCGTGTGCCGCGGGCAGCTGGCAGGCAGGGCTGTGTGCGTGTGCGGCTGCGGGTGGGCGCGCTGTGCCGGCTGTGCAGCGGCGGGTACGCCGCGGTGTGCACGCACCCCTAGGGGGGGCGACCCCTACCCCCGCGTGCTTGACCGGATGGTAA